AGAACATCTTGTCTAGTTAACTCACCATCCATTTGTTTACCGACGTAGTGAGTCATATCGATTTCTTTGCCATTAGGGCATGTTAGTATAAATTGCATAGTTAATTATTTTAATAGAAATCATAATAGATATCTAGTACATTAGACTTTTCTTCGTCAGTTAATTTAGTGTAATGCTTGTCGTATACTCGCCAAGATATTTTTAGTAGTGTGTAAGAGAAATTGCTCATAGTATTATATTTTTAAAGATTATTAATTAGTTTAGTTTGAAAGCGTTGATATACATACACTTCATCGAGTATTTCCTGAGGAAGAACTGATAGTATTTCGTGATTACTTTGTAACCAGAGTGATAGTTTTGATATGTATATTATTCTTTGCATGATTTTATTATATTATCTACTTTTTATCGTAGTTGTTTTGTATTGGCTTGTCATAGTTCTCATCATTAAGAGTTCCAAAGAGTAGCTCGTCAAAGTATTCTTCACGAGCTATAAATCTCTCTTGTAGTTTGCTATAGTAAACTTTCATTAGTAGCAGATTTGACAGTTAATAGAATCCATCGCTGAATAATCAACTTGACCTGTTATCATCATAAAGATGAAGAAGGTAATTCCGCCAAACGCTAATGGCATTAGTAAACCGAAGGCTATTACTTCCGCTACCACTTCTACTAGTGGTTTTGATTTTACATATTTAGTTACTGCAGGAATAAATCCTCTGAATTTGAATTTTGACATAGTTATAATTTAATTTGTTAGTTGTCATAGTGTGAATCGAACACACTCTTGTACCATAATGACATTGCTCATTCAACATTATTTAGACAGGTGATTAATATAAGCGAAACGCGCCTGTATAATATCCAGTTTAGCCTGTTGCCGACTCGGTTCGGATAGTCACCGTTTGGTAAAGAAGTAGTAGTTATACTACCTCTTTATCTCTTAGTACTACTGGTACACTAGTTGATGAAGTGTAAGATTTGTACTTAATAAAACAATTCATTTCTGATAATTTATCTTTCATAATTTCCCACACTTTATCGTGATTGTAAGTGTATGTTTTACCATTTTTGAAAGTTACATTGATTGTTTGATTTTTTCCGATTAGTGATTGTCTGATGACAAATCTTTTAGAATTTAATTGCATAGTTTTAATTTTAATTATTATTATTATTTAGTTACATTTATATTATCTAGTTCGTTACGTATTTAGTTTGTTTAAGTATGTAATTTAGTTTACTTATTAAATATGTCATAGTGTCATACCGCGAAGTGTCATAGTGTCATAGTATATATGTATTATAACTGTGACATAATGTCATGACAATCAGTCATATATGTAGTGACAAGTTGTCATATTGCTATTATATATTATATTATAGTAGCGAAGCGAGTAGTGAGACAGTATGTGAATGAACTTACATGTAAATTATCTAATCATCTACGTAGTAGTTCTGTAAACAAAGTGCTAAGCTTTTAAGGTCGTGCATGGAAAATTCGAAACGTCACGGTTGAGCGAGGTAAAGCATGGGGAACCCGGTCAAAACAAAGTGGTTTTCCTATACAAAGATAGTGCAGAGAAAAGAGTGGCAACACTACACGTCTCTACACTTAAAAACTTTGACACTAGCCTTATAATATAAGTAAGTAAGTACCTATTGTCACAAGCTATGTAAAAACGCCTTATTATATGTGAGTATATAAGATATAAATAATACACTAAAACTAACACACACACTAACAGATGTCAATAATCCAAAGTTACCCTAAAGGAACGCCAAAGGCAGACGATATGTTACTCGGTACAGTTGTTCCAAAAGCTAACTCGGATGATCTTCCAGTTACTAGAAACTTCAGTATAACTGATGTAGCTTCATTTTCCGTAGATAATAGTATTTTAAAACTAAAAGAAATTACACTTTCAGCGTCTGACATGCTAGCATTAAACGGAGGTGGAGTAATAGACCTTATACCTGCTGCAGGTGCCGGACAATTAATATCAATATTAAACATGGCAATGTTTTTAGACTATGGAGGTACTGTATATAATTTTGCAACCACTGGTTTAAGCGATGTTATCGCTTTTAAATTAGGAGCAGTAAGCACTTTTCATACTCTTAACCCTTCAACAGAATTAAACATTACACAAGATAGATATACTGTTTTTGATTTCCCTAACAATGATGAGATGGTTTACGAACCAAACACAGCTTTCACTTTAACAGCAACATCCGGCACTACAGTATCACAAGGTAACTCACCTATTAAACTAAACATTCTATATAGAATTGTAAACTTTACATAACATGGCAAGAATAAGTTCTTATCCTATAGATAAAACTATACAAGATAACGACGCGTGGATAGGAACGGAATACTCTAACCAATTAACACGTCAGTTCACAGCAGCTGGAATAGCTGAATATTTAAATATCAATGCTAAGATATCAGTATCTGCGCAAATGGTATTTAAATTTGTAGTAGGTGGCACTGGAAACGGAGAGTTTAGCGGCGTTGCTGATTCAACTAACTTCAGTGCAATAACTAGTCTTACTGTTTCTATAGTAGATATAAGTGGGCAAAATGTAGTACAGTTCTTAAATTATTTAGTAGATAGTGATTTACTAATAAATGAACAAAAACAAATAAGTAATTTTGGACATTACAAAATAACAGCATATACTATTGACGCTGGAGCAACAACATATACGTTAGCATTAACATACATAGGAGGTAACGGGTCCTTAGTTAACAACAAAAACTATGACTTCGCAAATTTTGTTTTAGCAGGAGACGTGGGTGATAAAAACTACGAAGAAGCTTTTGTTAATCAAGCGCAATGGAATGTAACACATAATTTAAACAAAAACCCATCTGTATCTGTTATATCAAACAACAATGTAGAGATATATGGTCAAGTAACATATTTAACAGTAAACACACTAAAAATCAACTTTTCTCAAAACATAACAGGGAAAGTATACTTAAACTAAAAAAACAATCATGGCAATAAACTTTTTAAACACGGTTAGCTACAATCAAAACCAGCTCAAGCAACCTGTGATCGATAATCAATTAAACGACACCGACGCTGGGACACCTGTAGATGGTCAGTTATATTATGACACAACTTTAAACGTTTTAAAAGTAGGTGAGGGTAGTGCTTGGGTTACAATAGCTGGTTCGGTTACTTCTGTAGACGAAACAACACCAGGCACGTCAACAGGAGTACCAATAGTAGTAGATCCAACAACTGGAGCTGTTCTTATTAAGTCAATGGCTTTTGATGGAGATTCTAATGTTGGTCACGTACCAAGTTCAAATGGAGAAACTCAAGACACCAACTTCTTACGAGCAGACGGTACATGGGCAGTACCAACAGGTAGTGTTGATACAACTTATGATTTTCTAGCAAACCAATCCAGTGTTGGTAGCGATGATAATCCATTTTTAACATTAGACCCTAGTACTGGTGCTGATGACAATGTTAAATTAACTGGTGGAAATCTTATAAATATAACTAGAGTTTCGAGCAGTGAAATTTCAGTTGCAACAACTGCTGACAACTACAACAAATGGGTTTTAAGAGACTCTGCAGATTCTGACAGCGATATTACAACTGGTAAATTTGTGAAGCTTACCGCCGCAACTGGAACAGCTGGTGTTACAGTAAGTGGATCGGGTAGTACAAGTGATCCATACGTAATGGCTATTCAACTACCGAACGACAATACACAATATACAGCTGGAAATGGTCTTACATTAACAGGTACTGTTTTTAGTGCTAATGTTAATAATACTCAATCAGGTGAAAATACTCAGGGTTTATCTACAACAACTGGTAGATATTACGCAGTGCAACTTGATAACGACTCAGCTGTAGGTGATGCTAAATTAGTTGTTAATGTTCCTTGGACAGATAACAATTCGCAGAACACATATGCATTAGACAAAGCAGCTAATAGTACTGATTTAACACTTGCTAAAAATGGTAGTGTACAAGATACAATAACATTTAGCGGAACAGGTGATGAAGTAGAGGTAACAGGTGTAGCAGAAGATGCTTACATTTTTGGTTTACCAAATACAGTAAAAATCACCACTCAATTAGAGGTTTTAGGTAGTGGTGTTGATTCAATAAAAACAGCAGGTAAAGCTCAATCAGCTTCTACAGCAGGAACTGATGCTAGCACAACGCTTGTAACAAAAGATTATGTTGATGGTTTAGTCGCTGGTGGATTAACATTTAAAGGAACATTTAGAGCTGATACTGGTGAAATATTATCAGGAGATAATGATGGTAGTTATTTGTATCAATTATCAGGTTCTGACTTTAATCCAGCCGCGGCAAGGGTTGCTGTAGCACTTGGTGATTACTATGTAGTAGCAAATACTGGTGGTAATTTCTACGGAAGTGGAGGTACTGGTACGTGTGCAACAACTAGTTTCTTAGATGTAGGTGATGCTGTAATAGGTGTTGAAGTTGCATCTGCTAACGCTTCTGTTTGTTCAGACTGGTCATTAATATCTCAAGGTGTAGTTGTAAATAGTTTTAAAGCAGACAGCGCTAATTCATCATATTTAACAATGTCACCAACAACCGCAACTACTGGTGCCGTAGAACTTGACGCTGATTTATCTGCTGCAGATGGTTCTAGTGCTACTTCTACAACTAGATTCTTAAGTAAAGATAATGAGTGGGCTATACCAACTTATACATCGGCCTATTCTTTACCAACTGCAACAACTTCAGTACTTGGTGGTGTTAAGTTATTCAGTGACACTGATGTAACTGAATCTGGTGTTAATGGTATTTCAACTACAACTAGTAGATGGTATGGAATTCAGTTAACTGAAAATGACAAAATGGTTGTTAACATACCGTGGACAGACACACAAAATGCTAATCAAACAATATCTGGTGTTGGTACTAATAATACTGATTCAGGTATAGAGCTTAGCGCAAGTGGTGGAACGGTGTTAGTATTAGGTGCGGGTAGTGTTACAGCTTCGCAAACTGGAAATACAATTACTTTAACAGGTACTAATACAACTTACACAGCTGGTGATGGTTTAACATTAAGTGGAACTGAGTTTGCGGTTGATTACTTAGGAACAGATAACATAATTGAAACAGCAACTGATTTAGAAGGAACTGCCATAGCACTTACAGATACAATAATGTATAGTGATGCAGATGATAATAATGTTAAAAAAGGTTTAGTATCTGATTTACCTTTCTCTGCTGCTGGAGCATTTAGTGCTGCTAATGTAGTTCTTAATACTTCTACATCAGGTGTATCACAACAATCAGGTCCACCAGCTGGTACAGAAGGTTGGGTTATAGATACTAATTCAGTTTTAGGTGCAACTGCAATAAATACAAAATGTGAGGTTATAACTTCGGGCGGTGAAACAGTTTATGCTGATGTAACTAGATCGGGTAATGATTTAACTATTAACTTTGTAGGTAGTAGCATATCACAAGGTACATATCAAGCTCTTATAATAAAAGTAGCTTAATTTAATCTAACCGGTTCTTAATTGGACCGGTATTTAATTTAATAAAAAAAGATGTCAATAAATCTTAAAAATAGTTCTACAGTAACAGGTGACACGTTAATGACTGGACGCCAAAACAGCACTGGTGCAACACTTCATGTCAAACAAAATAGTTCTCTAAGTGACAGTTTTGCATTGTTAGTTCAAACTAAAAATGGTGGTGGTGATTACAGTTCATCTTCTGGTTTTTATGCATCTGATGGTGATGCAATGGAATTAAGATTAGCTAACGGTGGTAGTAACAAAGTATTAATATCAAGTGACGCATCCACTGGATCTTATTTAAAAGGTGGCGCTACTACGTTTGGAAGATCAATTACAGTTGGTTCAGACGCTACAGCAAGTATAACCTTGCAAGCTAGTGGAACTACTTTTTTGCAAATGTTTCAATCTTCTAGTACCAGTTTTATTAACACAGGCACAAGCGGCGGCACTGTATACTTTGGAGCACCAGCAAGTAATGTTACAAATGTAAATGTACAAGGAACAGGTACGTTTCAAACTATATCAAACGCAACATCAGATACTGATAAATTTTTAGTAAGTGATGGTGGTACAGTAAAATACAGAACTGGAGCACAAGTACTAAGTGACATAGGTGGCGCGCCCGCAACAGGTGGTGCTTACTTACCACTTGCTGGTGGAACTTTAACTGGTGGGCTTATTGGAACAACTGTAAAATATAATACACAGATAAGTTCTAATTCTCTTACGGGTCAAAAAGCTTTTATAGGTATTTCATCAAGCTCAGGCGCTGAAAAGTTTAAAATTTACAAAAATACAAATACAACAGACGGGTACGCAAGATTTAAAATAGACAGAGCGTTTGATTATGGTAATAATGACCAAATGGTTCAAGAAGCTATATTTCAAAGAAGAGGTTCAACTAAAAACTTTGTGTTTAGATATGATGGAGATATAGCTACTTTAGATGACGTCTATTTAGAGGTATATGAATTAAGTGATGGTCAAGTAGAAATATGGTTATGCGTTGATGATTTTGCTCAACCTGTAGTTGAAGTTATATCAAATCCAAGCACCTCTGAAATATTTACAACTCCATCAGCTGGAACACCCACTGGTACTTTAATCCATTCATCAAACCCTGATACTGAAACTCCAAATTGGAATAGCCACCAAGGAGCAGGGAGTTTTTCAGGTAATATTGAAGCTGCAGCAGGAAATAGTGGTCAAATTACATTATCAGCAAACAGTATAGCCAGTTCAAATAATATTATTCTTTCAACACCAACTGGTGCTAATATAGAATTGTACAATAGTGGTAGCGCTTATTACGATGCAGTTAGTCATAATTTTAGAGATAGCGATGCTTCTCCTACGTATTTTAATATAACTGCTTCAGAAGTTAATAGTTTTGTTCCGTTACATATGAACGACCAAAAAATCTATGATTTAGCGACACCAACTGCCGGAGCAGATGCTGCAACTAAAGCTTACGTGGACTCTCACGGTGGAGGACTTGGGCCTTTCTTACCACTTGCTGGTGGGACAATGACTGGAAGTATAGACTTAGAAGATAATGTAAAAGCACAATTTGGTAATTCTTCTGACCTTCGAATATTTCACTCAAGCATGGGTACTGGTTCGTTTATTGAAGAATCAGGTCCAGGAAGTTTAGAAATATACTCAGACACAGGTGTTAATATAAAGTCAGGAGCATTAGGAGAAAACTATGCTAAATTCACACTAGACGGGCCAATAGAGCTTTATTACGATAACTCTAAAAAGTTTGAAACTACAAACACAGGTATTGGTATAATAGGTGACATTGATTTGACTTCAAGTAGTTCTGATATTTTAATGATAGATAATGGCGGTGCTGCTTTAGAAATAAAACAAGGCTCTGATTTATATATGAGATTTATTACTACTAATGGCGGTGAGCATATAGAGGTTAATAAAAATATGGAAATCCAAGGATTGACAGCAACTGCAGCTACTTTCTCAAGTACTGTAACTGTCAGCAATGGTCAAATAGTTTTAGATGGTACAGGAAGGATACAAGGTGTAGATACAGTGTCTGATTCAACTGATGCGGCGAATAAAGCTTATGTTGATGCAAGTATACCAAGTTTAACTAACTACGTAACGCTAGACACGACCCAAACAATTTCGGGAGCTAAAACATTTAGTAGTGATGTTAAAATATCAGGTGATACAAAAGACTTGATAATTGAAAATACAGCAGAAACTAAAGCAGGTCTTGTTTTTATTGACGCCCAAGATCCAACTAACCAAGCTGCGGCAATTAAATTTGATTGCAGCGCTGAGACGCTAGACTTTTTTATGAATGATGAGTCTGCTGAAAGAATGTCAATAACTACCTCAGGTAGATTAATTATAACTTCCGGAGATCTTTTTTTACAAGGAACTGGAAGAATACAAGGTGTTGATACCGTAACCGATTCTACAGATGCGGCTAATAAACTTTATGTAGATAATGCTATATCTGGTGTGCCTCAAGGTACAGTAACAGGTACAGGTACAAGTGGAGAAATAGCTATTTTTAACGGTAGTTCAAGTATAACCTCAAATTCTGGGTTAGCAGAAGTATCAACTGGAGTTTTATTTGTTAATAGCCAAGTTCAAGTTAAAGGAGTTAATGCTGCTGATTTTACATGTGCGGGTGATGACGACACAGGATTAGGTAGTTTTGATGCTGCTAACGGAGTAAGCCTTGTAAGTAAAGGTAAAAAACAAATTACTGTAAAAGAAGGAAAAATTGCTTTTGATCCTTATACAGCTATAGCAGTTTCAACAACTGGACCTCTAAGCCCTAATCAAGATAACCAAGCTGCAACCCAAGATACGCTAGCTGCATTATGTGTTGATCCAGATGGTAACGTTGTAAGAGGCGAACAAGAAGCTACTTTTACGTTTACACTTGCGCAACTTAATTCAACACTAGGTCAAACTTTAATATCAGCTCCAGGCGCTGACAAAGCCGTTGTAATTACATATACCGATTGGATGATGAAATATTCTTCAACTGGATCAACATCAAACAATCTAGAAATAAGACAAGCAAATTTAGCCCAAGCTAGTGCTTCAGTGTCAATTTTACCTGCTTTAAGATTTAATGAAATAGTTAATCAATCTCAATCAGGGTCAGCTCCATTTTATGGATTTTATACAAGAGATATACCTACTGGCTCTGGTTCTCAAGGTAGAACATACGCTGTTAATAAAGCAACTACTATACATAAACAAAACTCTGGCGCATACCCATCAGGGTTGACAAGTATATCTATAAAAATAAGATATAGAATATTTGATGTTGATACTTTTTAAAATAAATTATAATGATAAACGCTTCAATAGAAATAACAAATATAAAAGCTAAAAAATCCTTAGAAGGAAAAGAACACGTTATTGAATACGTTAGCTTTACGGTTAAAGCTGATGATGGGAAATACTCTTCCAGTCATAGTGGAGTTACAAAATTAACTTTTGACCCTGATAACTTTGTTGAATGGGAGGATACACCAGAATTTAAAGCTAAACTTATTGACTGGACAAAACCTTATTCAGATGATTTAATAATAGCTTGTGCAAATGAAGTAAATGAGTTAGCTAAAGAAGAAGATGAAACGTTAAGTTTTACTTAAATGTAAAAATCACTAAAATCAAGTGATAATAAAAACATACCTGCTCGGTGAGAGCAATAACCAATGTCAAATTTAAAAACCAAAACCGATGACACTATATTACCAGACTAGTTCGTGGAGTAGTCAACCACAAATAACGGAAGAGACCAAAAAAGTATGGGAGCATATAATTCAAAAGAAAAACTGGAGAATTGTACAACTACCAAACGGATTCTACCAAACTGAATACCTTGATCCAAAACAAGAAGATTCTTGGATCGATGTAACGAGACGCGAAACAATGGAAGGAGCTGAACAAGCAATAGATGCTTCCATTAACCACTATGAGAAAAAGCTTTCTTATATTCGCGGACCACAAGTCGTTAAGACCTTTAAGTAAAATAAATAAAATTAAATTAAATCAAATATGTCAGACTCAATAGTCAAGAACTTAAGCTTTGGTGACGAAGCTAAGTTTAAAGTATTTAAAGGAATAGAACAACTCACTAATGCTGTTGGCTCCACACTTGGAGCCAGCGGTAAATGTGTTATAATGGAAGACTCAAGTGGTCACCCAGTTATAACCAAAGATGGTGTAACAGTTGCAAACTCTATTATATTAAAAGATCCTATAGAAAATATGGGTGCTACTTTATTAAAAGAAGCATCTCGTAAAACAGTTAGGGAAGCAGGTGATGGAACAACAACAGCAACAATATTAGCGCACGCTATATTGGATCAAGTTTATTCATCAAAAGAAAAAGACGCTAATATAAGAATAACTAAAAAAGGTATTTTAGACGGCGTTGGTAAAGTTGTAAAATATTTAGAAAAAAACAGTTTACCAGTTTCTGGTGAAATGATTGACAACATAGCCACAATATCTACTAACAATGATAAAGAGTTAGGTAAGTTAATTGCTGATGCTTTTAGAGAAGTTGGTAAAACAGGTGTTGTAACAATGGAAGGTTCTGAAACTGGAGACACTGAGGTTAAAATTGTAGAAGGTGTAGAATATAATAAAGGTTTTGCACATATAAATTTTACTACTGATAAAGACAAAAGCACTGCTGATTTAGAAAATCCACTAATGCTAATAATGGAATCAAAAGTAGATTCAATTAGGCAGATACAATCAGTACTAGAGCATGTTATAAAAAACAACAAAGCTTTATTGATTATAGGTGAAGTAGAAAACGCTGTTTTATCTGCTTTAGTAATGAATAAAATGAAAGGGAATATAAAGATAAATGTTATAGACCCTCCAGCTTATGGTTTAAATAGAAAAACTATTTTAGATGACTTGGCTTTATTGACGGGATCAACTATTATAAACGAAGATTTAGGTGATGACTTAAGTATTATAGATATTGATTACTTAGGTTCATGTATTAAAGCTTCTTCTGATAGTGACAAAACATTAATAACAGTTAATGAAACAAGTGAGGAAGTAAAAGATATTATAAATCAAATTAAAAAAGATTTAACAAAGAAAAATAAACCTCACGTTGTTATAAACCTAGAAAAACGTTTAGCTCGTTTATCTGGTAAAGTAGCTATAGTAAAAGTAGGTGCTAATTCTGATATTGAATTAAAAGAAAAAACAGATAGAGTAGAAGACGCTATATGCGCTACAAAAGCCGCAATAAAAGAAGGAATAGTATCTGGCGGAGGTATAGCCTTGTTCAACGCTTCAAATAGTTTAAAATCTAAGTCTAATGGAGAAAAAGCTTTATTAAGAGCTATAAAAGCTCCTTTTTTTAAAATATTAAATAATGCAGGTGTTGTTGTAACAGACAAGCAAAATGATCATTTAAAAAATAATAAAGGCGAAGGTTTAGATGTAGTTACAGGAAATATGGTAAATATGGTTAAACATGGTATTATAGATCCACTACTAGTTACTAAAAGTGCTTTAATTAATGCGGCTTCCGTAGCGACTACTATAATATCTACTGATTGTGTAATTAATAATGTAAGAGTTGATGAAAGCACTAGGTAGAAATTTAATTATAGAAAAAATAAAAGATGGTACAACCTCAACAAAAGGAGGTTTACTATTAGCAGAATCACACAAAGATGACATTAGGTATTTAAGGGCTAATATTATAAGCATGGGTGATGATGTGGCTGGAGTTGCTGTAGGTGATGAAATATTTTACGATAAGCACTCAGGTCATAAAATAGAAATAGAAAATAAAGCTTACCACGTTATTAAACTACAAGATGTGGTCGTTGTTTTATGAAAAAGCTAGATGCAGAAGATTTAAAAAAAATTAATCTGTTAAAACATTATCGTATAATACGCAAATGGGCTTCCAAAAACAACGGCATAAATGAAGCTGATTTAGAACTTTTAATATATTTAGATTGTATAGATCTTTTTACATTAAAAGATTTTAAAGAAGGATCTTATTCTTATAGTTGGGACAATAGAAGATGGAGCAGGTTAATAAAAAATGATTGGGTTGTTGTATGGAGAAAAAGAAATAGAACTACTCAAACTTACAATATATACAAAGTTTCTTTTAAAGGAAAGCAACTTATAAAAAGAATATATAGAATAATGCTAGGCAAAGAGGAAATACCTTCAAGTCAAAGAAGAAATTCTATAATTAAAAGAAAAACATATACAGATAAAGTATTATCAAAATCTATATATAACGCAAACAAAGATAAATATAAAAATTAAAATTATGCATCAAAAAGGCCACGGAAAATACGATCCTTCAATGGAAAAATTAAAACCAGGTAGTAAGGTTGGTATAGTAGGTGAATCTCATGTTTGGGACGGACCACTAGACCAAGCTGGTAGAGCTCACGGTATAGGTTCAAGTTCAGGTATAACTGGTATGGAAATACTAAAAGCACCTGTAAAAGGCGGTGGTATGAATCCAGTGTTAAAAGCACAGGGCGTGTAATATAAGAACTTTAAAAATTAAAACATGAGCACATACATTTCATCATTAACCGTTATACCCAGTGACGATTATAATTTACCTCAACCTGGGTTATTGAAAACTGGGTCAGCTGCAGCGGGTTCTAATACTACAACCTTAGTTGATTCATCTGCTGAGTTCACGAATGCTAAAACAAATGCTTTAGGATATAACATAAGCAGTGGTGATATCATATATAACAAAACGCAGAGCAAATGCTATCAAGTTAAAAATGTGGTAAGCGATACAACTATAACTATAGATACAACGGGTGTTGCAATAGCAGCTAATGATGTGTATGAAATATACAAAGGTAATGTAGCTGGTAGTGAGGGTTACTCTTTATACTTTGGAACTACAGGTGACGTTAAAATTACAGATGTTTCAGGTAACACAACAACTGTAAATAATATTCCAGCTGGCAAGATACTTGACTTACAAGTAGTAAAAGTTTTTGCATCTTCACCAACACCTCCTATTGACATAGTATTATTAGATAAACTAGATTAAAAAACAAATTATGGCATATAAACAAAATTTTGGACCATCTAGAAAATCTGGCAAAGCTATGTCTATGTGCGGCGTTTCAAGAGTAATGAGTCCACTAGATGCTAAAGATTGGATAGCTGATGCTACCAAAAATAGCAAAGGACAATTTAAAGCTAAAGCAGAGAAAGCGGGCATGAGTACGGCCGCGTATGCTAATAAAGTTATAAAAGAAAATAAAGGTGGTAAGTTAGAAAAACAAGCTCATTTAGCTAAAACTCTAATGGGTTTAAGTAGAACAGAATCTCCTTTAAATGCTGAACCTGATTTTTCAAGTTTTGTTTTGCAAAATAATAACGATGTTCAAACTGGTGAAAATTCTTATTCGTCTCCAGAAAGATATGATGTAGACTTTGGTGAATTTGAAGGAGCAACAATAAGTGGTAGTGGTGCTGTAAGTGGTGGTAATGATAATGTAAAGCGTGATAGTAATGAGGGTAAAGGTAGATTAAACAGACTAGATAGAAAACTTAAAGCAGCTAAACAAGGTAAAGGTAATAAAGCTAAAGAAGCTAGAATACAAGGTAGAATAGATAGAACGACTAAAAGACAATCTGAAAAAGCTAAAAGAGTTACAAAAAGAAACAAAAATAAACTAGATAAAGTCACTAAAAGACAAGAGTCAAAAACTAAAAGACAATCTAAAAGACAATCAAAAAAAATTGAAAAGAAAATAAATAAAGGAGATATACCTAAAGGTCAATCTATTTATTATAATTCAAGTTCTGATACTTTTAGATTAGGTTAATAAATACAAAGTTATGGCATATAAACAAAAAGGACATTATGGTCAATACAGCGGAAACGCTAAACACTCTAGACGTCACATGGTTAACTCATGGGAAGAAGAAGATGTAAAAAGAGGTAAGCGACAAATGAAAGAAGGTCACAAAGGCCACGCTGAAGCTTTATTTGACGATGCTCATGGTAGTTATAATTATGATGGTAAAAATTCAACAGGTGCTGAGCACAATGATTCACCAGCTAATTTTGGTTTTCTTGCTGGAGCTGCCGCGGCTATACTTGGTGGAAAAAGAAGAGGGAGAGGAAGAAAAGGAAGACACCAAGAAATAATAACTAAACTAGATTCTATAGAAAGTCAATTAGCAGGTGATGACGCAGGTGCAACAACAGAAGGCGAAGATGCCGCTGTTGCTCAAGAAGCAGGTGCTGCAGAGCAAGTTTCTAACGAATTTATATCTGGAGGTGCACAAGGTGCTACAAACTCTATTGCTGGAGCTTCTAGAGGAACACTACCTATAAGTGGAGATCTTACAAACCCAGTAGAAGAAGGATAAAAAATAACAGTAGAGGTCTGTAATAAAACTCACATAAAAACAATCACATAAACATTAACAAAAACAAAAACAAAAATTATGGCGAAATTTATTAAATTTAACATCGCAAACAATGCTACTTTAGGAAGTGGTACAGGATCAAGATCAGTATTACTAGATGTTGACAAAATCGAAAGCATATCAGATGCAGTATCTGGTGGTGGTGCTTACAGTGTAGTTGTTACACTAAGTGAATACGTAGGGTTAGAAGCAGGACACGCTGATGGCGCTACAGTACCAGCTGGAACAGTAGGTGGAAGAATACTTACTTTACTTGTAGGTACTAGCACTATTTCAGATCCAGCAGATACACAAGGAACAGGAGCAGTTGCTATTGTTAATCCTGCCACGGTAACTGTAGCAGGTAACATGCCTTCTCAAATAATCAACAGAGCACTTACTGCTAATCCAGGTGGAGTATCTTCTACTTGTCAATTAGGTAAAGATGGTGCTGGATTATTAGCTGATGACCAAATGTATTGGAATCAAGCTACATTTTCATCTTTAGCTTCTCTATAATATTTAGATGAAGTCTAGGGGATTAGGCGACGATGTTGCTAAGTTTACACAAAGAACAGGAATTAAGTCCGTTGTAGATAGAATATCTAGCGGACTTAACGTCCCCTGTGGTTGTAAAAAACGACAAACAACATTGAATAAAATGTTTCCTTATAAAAACTAATATGGCATTTAAAATGAGTTCACCATTTCCTTTATTTAACACTCCTGTGTATGAAAGAGAATTACCAGAAGGTATTTTAGGTAAAGGCAATAAAAACGGTACTATATTAATTTCCGAGGATATAACTAAAGATTCAGAGCAAACTCAAAGTATAATTGATCATGAAGAAGTTCATATAGATCAAATAAAAAGAGGTGATCTAGATTATGATAATAAAAACGTCTATTGGAAAGGAAAAACATATTCTCGTTCAAAAATGAATGAGGGTAATCCTAATTTACCATGGGAAAAAGAAGCATATAGTAAAACAGATAACTACGAAAAATATTAAAAAAAATGGCATATAATCAAAAATTTGGACCAAACAGAAAAGGTTCAAAACACGGAAAAGACATGATTTCAAGAATCATGAGTGGAGCAGACACAGCGATGTCTCCATTAGATAATTCTGTTCAATACCTGAAAGGAATGTCAGGTGCTATGAACGGACAAAAAGGTATGGATGGTTATTCATATGGAGTACCTGCTGAAAAATTAAAAGGCATACAAGGTTCAGAAGGAATGTCTAGAAAAACTAAAGGACAAGCTGCATTAGACGGTATAGACGGCGGAATGTCAAGACATACGTCTGAGCATTCTACTGAAGAATACATGGCTAAAAAAGATGCTGCAATAAAAAAATCTCAAGGCAAAGACGGAATGTCAAGATATAAAAGTGACGACCAAAGAAAAGCAGCACATGCTAGTATGGCGGAAAAAGGAATGTCAAGACAAGGATACAATGATAAACTTGACGAAAGTTTAGCTAAAGATGGTAAAGAATCTAGCAAGAAACAATCTATGAAAGATCGTAGAGATGAGTCTAAAGGTATGGAAAAAAGTAAAGGAAAAAGAGCTTACAAATCTGATCCGGGTATGGATAAAAAAAAATAAAACATGGCATATAAACAAAATTTTGGCCCGTCACGAACTTCGGGTTACAACAAGACAAAGCAAGTCGCGGGTCAATCTTCTTTGTTTAGATTAGGCTCTTCACCATTAAATCATGACATGGATTTTGATCATGAGCATGATGGAGAAAAGGATAGATATACTAGACAAGTAGCTGTTAAACCAGGGACTAAAAGACAAAATAGAAAATCTAGAAATAAATTAGCAGCAGATTTAACTAAAGCCGCTAACACTAGAGATGCTGATGGTGATGCTTTAAATACTCAAGGGTACATGAGAGGCGGCAGCGGCGGTAAAGTTAAAGTAGGTGGAAGAAATTTACTTGAAGTAAAAACAGGTACGCGAGGAGGTGGTGCAGGTTCAATTGATGCTTTTACTAGTAAACAATATCCAAACGTAAAAGAAAAAGATGTTCGTAGACAATTAAAAAAGACTGGCTCAGTTAACATAGTTGATGGTAAAGTATCTTCTGGAACTACGCAAACAAAAACAGCTTATGGATCTATAAAAACAGATAATAAAAGAAAAGCCAATGCAGCCAAAAAAGCTCAAAACAAAGCTGATTTAGATAAGAGAAGAGAAACATACAAGAAGTCGAGGGCAAGTAAAAAAGCTGAGCAACAAACTAAAAAATCTCAAGCTGTTGCAGACCTTGTTAAAAGAAGAAAAGAATACGCTGCTAATAAAAATAAAAAATAAATATTATGTTTAGAATGAGTATGGGATCTAAATCCCAAAAACAAAACAGAACTCCTTTTGGTGGCATTTCTAGAGTTATGAGTCCTATTAACGCTGGTCCTTGTGGAACTCCAGGTAATCCTCCTTGTGATGTAGAAAGACAAACTGGTAGTGAAACCTACAAAGGTTCAAAAGATGGTGTAAAAGGTACATACACAAAAACAAATTATCAAACTGACTTTGAGATTCCTGGAAAACCTGGAAAAACAACACCTCCTAAGAAAGTCCCTTTTAGTAAAGATCCTGAAGAAAGAGCAAAGCAGAAACAATGGATTAAAGACAATCCTAAAAAGTATGAAACAAAAATTAAAGGAAAGAAAACACCAGCAATTCCTAAAAATTATGGTGAGAAAAAAAGATCAAATTTAACATTTGTTCCAAATCCACCACCACCACCACCACCAGCGAAAAAAGAAAAGCAATTGCCTCCAGGATTTAAGGTGCCAGGTAAAGGTAGAAAATCTATAAAAATTGGAAAGCCTAGTTTATCTATGGGACCTAGAACTAAAAGCGGTGGTAGTAAACGTGGCGGTAATTCTTGTGGTTGTGCAGTAAACAATTAAATTATGAAAAAACTTTGGGAATGGCTCACTGGCAATGTTATTAAAGAAGTTGGTCAAGTCATAGACAGTTTAACTACTACTAAAGAAGAAAAGCTAGAAGCTCAAAGATTAATAACACAAATATTAGAAAAAGCCGACAGCGAAGCACAAGAGCAAGTTACATCAAGATGGGAGTCAGACATGAAGTCTGATTCTGTTTTGTCAAAGAACATACGCCCTATGGTGTTAATATACTTAACTGTTATATTTACTGTTTGTGCGTTTTTTGATGGTAACATAGGTGAGTTTAAAATAGCAGAAGAATACATACCAATATTTCAAACATTATTAGTAACCGTTTATGGAGCTTACTTTGTAGGAAGATCATGGGAAAAAGGTAAAAAAATAAGTAATAATAGTAATAAGTAGAAACAATTAATTAATTAAATTAAATCAAATGTCAAAAAAAGTTAATAAAATAACAGAAGAAGAATTAAAAAGTGTTAAAGAAGCAAATATAAAATACCAAGGTTTATTAAGTGAACTAGGTTTTAGAGAACTTCAAAAAACAAATTTAATTAAACTAGCTAAACAAGAAGCTGATACTTTAGAAGAGCTAAAAAAAGAACTTGAAGAAAAATATGGTCAAGTTAATATAAGTCTAGAAGACGGGGTTTATTCTAAAATTGAAAAAGAAGATGCCAAGTAATATTAGAAAAATTAGCATTGGCTCTGATTACAAAAACGATGCGATGCATTATTCCATAGGACAACAGGTTTATGGAGGACATGAAATATCTCATATACTTTTTGAAGAGTCTGATAATTCTTATAATATACACATAAAGAAAAACAATGAAGTATTGCCGTGGAAGAAATTTAACTCTAACATGGCAATATCAGTTGAATATGATTTAGAATATTAATGAGGTCAATATATGATTTTGTTGTAAAACCTTTAGGTAAAGAGTATTCTAATGATATAACAATAGGTGGGATAAAATTAATTTTAAATACTAAAATAGAAAATTTTAAATTTGTTAATAATCTAGCTGTTGTAGTTAAAACACCTATAGCATACAACACCCCAATTAAAGTTGGTGATATTATAGTTATACATCATAATGTATTTAGAACTTTTTATGATATAAGAGGTAATAAGAAAAAAAGTAGATCTTGGTTTAAAGAAGATTTATATTTCTGTTCTTTAGATCAAATATATTTATATAAAAATAAAGAAGATTTTAAGTCAATAAACAATAGATGTTTTGTAAAACCTTTAAAATCAAAAAATGATTTTAATATAAATAAAGAACAAAAGCTTATTGGTGTATTAAAAATAGGTAATAGCTTCTTAGAAGCTGCGGGTGTGAGTGAGGGAGACGTTGTAGGATACACACCTTATGGAGAGTATGATTTTATTATAAACGATGAAAGATTATACTGTATGAAATCTAATGATATTGTAATTAAATATGGAAATAAAGAAAACCAAGAAGAATATAATCCAAGCTGGGCAAATAGCAGTTGAGGAATTAATAAAGGTGGCTAAAGAACCTATTGTAGATACAGCAGAAGATATATCAGCGGATAGATTAAAAAACGCAGCTGCAACAAAAAAATTAGCTATATTTGATGCCTTTGAAATTTTACAAAAAATACAAGAGGAAGAAAATATTATAAATGAAAAACCAAAAGAAACAAAAGAAAAAAGTTTTAAAGGTTTTGCAGAAACAAGATCTAAATAATGTATAAGCAAAACTTATATAAAGTTTTAGAAAATTACATTGATTCTAATATATTAAAAAGAAACAATAGAAATAAAAAGTGGGAGTACGGTTATAATGATAAATATGATATAATTATAATTAGTAGAACAGGTGAGATAGGTGAAATATACGAAATACAAAATCTAAAAATAGCTCTGCCAAAAAAAGATAATGTAGTTAAGTTTGAAAAAAATGCATGGCATAGATCTATTATACCTGAAGAATTAAAAAAAATAAAAACGAGATTTGATTGGGAGAAATATCCGGTTGACTTTAAAGAACACTGGTATGATTACATTGATAAAGAATTTCTTCGAAGAGAACAAGGTTTTTGGTTCTATAATAAAAACGTGGCTACTTACATTACTGGTACTCACTATATGTACTTGCAGTGGTCCAAGATTGATGTTGGGAAACCAGATTTTAGAGAAGCAAATAGATTATTCTATATTTTCTGGGAAGCTTGCAAAGCAGACTACAGAAGCTATGGAATGTGCTACCTTAAAAACCGTAGATCAGGATTTTCATTTATGGCCTCAGGAGAGGTTGTTAATCTCGCAACCATTAATTCAGACTCAAGATATGGTATATTATCAAAATCTGGACCAGATGCAAAAACAATGTTTACCGATAAGGTCGTACCAATATCAGTTAACTACCCGTTTTTTTTCAAACCAATACAAGACGGTATGGATCGCCCCAAGACTGAGCTTGCTTACAGAGTACCAGCATCTAAATTTACCCGTAGAAAGCTCGACTCTAATGAAACAGCAGCTGAGCTTGAAGGACTTGACACAACAATCGATTGGAAAAATACAGGCGACAACTCTTATGATGGAGAAAAACTTAAGCTTTTAGTACACGATGAAAGTGGTAAATGGGAAAGACCTAATAATATTCAAAATAACTGGAGGGTTACAAAAACTACACTTAGATTAGGTAGTAGAATAATTGGAAAGTGTATGATGGGATCAACCTCAAATTCATTAGATAAAGGAGGTGATAATTTTAAAAAATTATATTATGATTCAGATGTCACAAATAGAAACGCCAACGGACAGACTCGCTCGGGATTATATAGTTTGTTCATACCTATGGAATGGAACTACGAGGGATACATTGATTCTCATGGAGTACCTGTATTCGACACTCCAAATAAAAAAACAACAGATGCTCATGGCACGCAGATAAAATTAGGTGTTATAGACTATTGGCAAAATGAAGTTGATGGTTTAAAAACAGATCAAGATGCATTAAATGAATTTTATAGACAATTTCCAAGAACTGAAGAACATGCTTTTAGAGATGAGGCAAAAGCCTCTCTTTTTAATTTAACAAAAATATACGAGCAAATAGACTGGAACGGAGATTTAAGAAATAGTAATTTAGTTACACAAGGAAATTTTCATTGGGAAAACGGAATAAAAGATACTAAAGTTATATTTGTTCCTCATAACAAAGGAAGATTTTTTATCACCTGGACACCACCTCTTAACCTACAAAATAATATTGTAATAAAAAGAGGATTAAAATATCCTGCTAATGAACATATAGGTGCTTTCGGGTGTGATAGTTATGATATATCAGGAACAGTAGATAAAAGAGGATCAAAAGGTTCTCTACACGGGCTAACAAAGTTTAGCATGGAAAATGCGCCAGCAAATCATTTTTTCTTAGAATATATAGCTAGACCACAAACTGCTGAAATATTTTTTGAAGATGTTTTAATGGCTTGTATTTTTTATAGCATGCCTATATTAGCTGAAAATAATAAGCCAAGATTATTATATCATTTTAAAAGAAGAGGCTATAGAGGTTTTGCAATGAACCGGCCGGATAAAATAAAACTATCTGTAACTGAAAGAGAAATAGGTGGAATACCTAATTCAAGTGAAGATATTAAACAAGCTCACGCTGCCGCTATAGAATCTTATATTGAAGATTTTATTGGAATAAAAAGTAATGGAGAGTATGGTCAAATGTATCTTCAAAGAACATTAGAAGATTGGGCTAAATTTAACATAAATAACAGAACAAGTCATGATGCTTCTATTAGTTCTGGCTTAGCTATAATGGCTTGCAATAAAAACAAATATAGACCCATAGCTAAAACTACAAGACAAGTTTTTGATATAGGAATAAAAAAATATAACAATAAAGGTACATTGTCAAAAATAATTGAATAAATGAATTTATACACAAACTCTAATAGCGCTTTTCCGAGTCAGGTAGTACCGGATGCAGAAAAAGCTTCCTGGGAATATGGTTCACAAGTAGCATCAGCTATTGAGACAGAATGGTTTAATCAAGGTAGAACTAACGGTAACCGATATTTAACAAGCTGGAATAATTATCATCATCTACGTTTATACGCTAGAGGAGAACAACCTGTTCAAAAATATAAAGATGAATTATCTATTAATGGTGACTTAAGCTATTTAAACTTAGACTGGAAACCTGTCCCTATATTATCAAAATTTGTTGATATAGTAGTTAATGGTATTTCAAGTAAAGAGTATGATATTAAAGCGTATTCTCAAGATCCTGAGTCAGTAAAAGAAAGAACTCAATACGCTACTAATGTGGCTAGAGATATGTTTGCCTCAGCTCAAATACAAAAAGCTCAACAACAATTAGGTATAAATATGTCTCAGTCTAATGTTCCGCAAGATGAGTTACCTAAAACAAAAGAAGACTTAGAGCTTCACATGCAATTATCATATAAGCAAGCTGTTGAAATAGCTGAAGAGGAAGCTATATCTCAAACGTTATCTCAAAACAAATGGGAATTAACTAAAAGAAGATTAAATCATGATTTAGTAGTATGTGGAATAGCTTGTGCCAAAACTAACTTTAATAAAGCAAATGGCATAACATTAGATTATGTAGATCCAGCTTATTTAATATATTCTTATACAGAAGATCCTAACTTTGAAGATATATATTATGTTGGAGAAGTTAAATCAATAACTATACCTGAGCTTAAAAAGCAATTTCCAGATATTTCTAATGAAGAATTACAGAGAATACAGGAAATGCCAGGTAACAGACAATATATAACTGGTTGGGGAAATTATGATAACAATACAGTTCAAGTATTATATTTTGAATATAAAACTTACATGAACCAAGTATTTAAGTTAAAGAAAACAGAAAATGGATTAGAAAAAATAATTCAAAAAACTGATGAGTTTAATCCTCCACCATCAGACACCTACGATAAGGTAGGAAGAAGTATAGAAGTTTTATATAGTGGCGCTAAAGTTTTAGGAACTAATACAATTTTAAAATGGGAGTTAGCTGAAAACATGACTAGGCCATATGCTGATACTACCAAAGTTGAAATGAACTATACTATTGTAGCGCCAAGAATGTACAAAGGAAGAATAGAATCTATAGTCAGTAGATGTACTGGTTTTGCTGATATGATACAAATTACGCATTTAAAAATGCAACAAGTATTATCACGCATGGTACCTGATGGAGTATTTTTAGACATGGACGGATTAGCAGAAGTTGATCTTGGTAATGGCACAAACTATAATCCAGCCGAAGCATTAAACATGTATTTTCAAACAGGTAGTATTGTTGGTAGATCGTTGACACAAGAAGGTGATCCTAATAGAGGAAGAATCCCTATTCAAGAACTACAAACATCAGCGTCAGGAGCTAAGCTAGGAGCTTTAATACAAACTTATCAATATTATTTACAAATGATAAGAGATGTGACCGGATTAAATGAAGCTAGAGATGGTAGCTTGCCTGATAAAGATGCTTTAGTAGGTTTAGCTAAAATGGCGGCTAATCAATCAAACATAGCTACTAAACACATAAATAACGCTAGTTTATATTTAGCTTTACGTGTATGTGAAAACATATCTTTAAAGTTAGCAGATGTTTTAGATTTTCCACTAACAGCAAATAGTTTAATAGAAAGTATATCATTGTATAATGTTGAAACTTTAAAAGAAGTTAGTTATTTAAACCTACATGATTTTGGAATATTTTTAGAATTAGAACCAGATGATGAAGCTAAAGCTCAGCTAGAACAAAACATACAAGTAGCTTTACAGTCAGGAGGTATAGATTTAGAAGATGCTATAGATGTTAGGCAAATAAAAAATCTTAAATTAGCAAATCAATTATTAAAACAAAAGCGTAAACAAAAATTAGCTAGAGAAGCAAATAATGCTAGGGCTAACATACAAGCGCAAGCGCAGGCCAATGCTCAACAAAATGAACAAGCTGCTTTAGCTGAAGTTCAAAAACAACAAGCAATAACAGAGCAAAAGGTTAATCTAGAAAATGCTAAATCTCAATTTGAAATACAGAGAATGCAGGTTGAATTAGAAGGTAAAAAACATTTAATGTCTCAGCAGTTTGAATACGATAGACAACTAGCTGAATTAGATATTAATAAACGTACGGTTAAAGAACAAGAAATTGAAAATCGTAAAGATAAAAGAATTAAAATGGAAGGTAGTCAACAAAGTCAAATGATAGATCAAAGACAAAATGATTTATTGCCTATTGATTTTGAACAGCAACAATCTCTTATTTAATTTTTAAGTAAACACTAAATTATATTATATTATGTCAGAACAAACACAAGAAGCTGTAAAGCAAGAAGGTGATTTTAGTTTAAAAGCTAAAAAAACTAAACCTAGACAATTAGGTAAAAAAGTAGATAAAATAACTAAAGTTGATTTAACTAAACCAGAAGCAACTGGAGAAGTAGTTCCAGATGTTGTAAAGGTTGAAGTTCCTAAAGAAGCATTAAAACAAGAAGAAGATGCCATTCAAATCGGAGAAACAACAGAAGTGGCTGTGGGCAAACAAGCCGGAGATAGCATTAAAGTGGACGAACAAATACAGCAGTCCAGCGAAGATGATAAAAATCAAGAAAGCCCACTCCAAGAAATAACAGAAGAAGAGGTAAAAGAAATAAAACAAGAGGTTAAAAAAGCTGTAAGAGATGAAAAAATTCTTGGAAAACCTTTACCAGAAAATATTGAAAAACTAGTTTCATTCATGGAAGAAACTGGTGGCTCTGTAGAAGATTACGTAACTTTAAATAAAGATTATGAAAAATTAGACAGTGCTCAATTACTCCATGAATTTTACAAAAAAACTAAACCACATTTAGAATTAGATGAAATTAATTTTTTATTAGAAGATAATTTTAACTTTGACGAAGATGTGGACGAGGCAAGAGATATTCGAAAGAAAAAACTTGCTTATAAAGAAGAGGTTGCAAAAGCAAAACAATTTTTAGAAAGCTCTAAGAAAAAATATTACGACGAGATCAAGTTGAGACCGGGTGTAACTCAAGAGCAGCAAGAAGCGTTAAGTTTTTATGACCAATATAAATTGCAACAAGAAACTGCAACTAGATTACACGGTGACTTTAGAGACAATACTAAAAAATTATTTTCTTCAGAATTCAAAGGTTTTGATTTCAATGTAGGAGATAAAAAATTTAGATATGGAGTAAAAGATCCTGTTAAAGTTGGTGAGACTCAAATAGATGTACAGAACTTTATTAGTAGATATTCTAATGATGAAGGACAAATTGTAGATCCAGCTGGGTATCATAAAGCTATGTATGCTGCAATGAATGCTGATAAAATTGCTCATCATTTTTATGAACAAGGAAAAGCTGATGGCGTTAAAAACGTTATCAACACTTCCAAAAATCCCTCCAAAGACGGCCCAAGGCAAGTTGCAGACGGAAATGTTTTTATAAATGGATTAAAAGTAAAATCGATTAGTGGATTAGACTCAACAAAATTAAAAATCAAAACAAAAAAGTTTAACTAATTAAAAATTATTTATTATGGCTATAAGTCCACAATTTGGTTCGATAATACCTTCAGCGTCTCAACAAACGCTTGCAAACAATTATCTACAATTTGACGGTGCTGCTGGCGGAAACTTTGCACAACAATATTTACCTGAGCTTTATGAGCAAGAGGTAGAGAGATATGGTAACAGAACGTTATCAGGATTTCTACGTATGGTTGGAGCAGAGATGCCAATGACATCTGATCAAGTTATTTGGTCTGAACAAACCAGACTACATATTTCATATGACAACTGTGTAGTAGCAGGAGCCGGTGGTGCCGGTGCAACTATTACAATTCCTGTTACAGCTGCTGGTGCCGCTGTGCCAATTCTAAACGTTATATCTCCACTATCAACAATCGTTGTAATGGATGACTTTGGAAACGAAGTAAAATGTTTAGTAACATCATCTAACACAAACGCTGCAGGTGGTGCTGGTACTCCAGGACAATTAATTGTTGAGCCTTATCAAGGAGCTAACTTAGCTGCTAGTGGTATCGTTAACGGTAACCCAGTTAAGATCTTTGTATACGGTTCTGACTTTCAAAAAGGAAGTAATACGTTAAATGCTCCTCAAGGAATTAACGTTGGCGCTTCAGCAAATAACCCAATGGTTACTGTTGATCCTGCATTTACTACTTTTTCTAACTCTCCAATAATCTTAAGAAGCCAATACACAATCAATGGTTCTGACACTGCTCAGATAGGTTGGGTAGAAGTTGCTACTGAAGACGGAACTGGAGGTTATTTATGGTATCTAAAAGCTGAATCTGAAACAAGATTGAGATTTGAAGATTACTTAGAAATGGCGATGGTTGAAGGTGAACTTAACGCAGGAGCTGCTGGTGTACCAGCTGCTAATCCTGGAACTGAAGGTTTATTTGCAGCTATTCAAAACGGTGGTAACGTTGAAGTAGGTTTCACTGCTGCTGCTGGTTTAGATGCTTTTGATGACATTCTTAAAAACCTTGATACTCAAGGAGCTATTGAAGAAAACATGTTATTCTTGAACAGATCTACTGCTCTTGATTTTGACGACATGTTAGCTTCTATCTCTGGAGGTTTTGCAGGTGGTGTAGCTTTCGGTTTATTCGAAAACTCTGAAGAAATGGCATTGAACTTAGGATTCTCTGGATTTAGAAGAGGTTCTTATGATTTCTATAAAACAGATTGGAAATACTTAAACGACGCTTCAACGCGTGGTGCAATGACTGGTCCTGCTTCAATTGAAGGAGTATTAGTTCCTGCAGGTACTTCTACTGTTTATGACCAAATCTTAGGTACAAACATTAGACGTCCTTTCTTACATGTAAGATATAGAGCTTCTCAAGCTGATGACAGACGAATGAAATCATGGTTAACTGGTTCAGTTGGCGGTGCATTTACTTCTTCTTTAGATGCTATGGAAGTTAACTTCTTATCTGAAAGATGTTTAGTAACTCAAGCTAGAAACAACTTTGTATTATTCAAAGGTATCTAGTATATTAATGTAATTCTTACCCTCGTTAAATCAACGGGGGTAATTATTACTTTTATTAATTTTATTATATTATATTATGAAAAAACAAAAAATATCTCAACCTGAAGGTTGGGAAATGAAAGATAGACATTATTATTTAACGGGGAACAAAAGTCCGTTAACATTAACAATACCTAGTAAGCATACAAAAAAACACGCTTTACTTTGGTATGACGAAGAAAAAGGGATGCAAAGAGAGTTGCGTTATGCAACTAATCAATCATCTGTTTTTGTAGATGAGCAATTAGGCGAAGCTACAATGGGTCATATTACTTTTAAAGATGGTGTTTTAACTGTTCAAAAGAATAAACAGAACTTACAAAAAATACTTTCTCTTTACCATCCGTTATTAAATGGTTTGTATAGAGAGCACGATAGAATAGAAGTGGCTAATGATGAGCTTGAAGTTATAGAGTTAGAAATAACAGCATTAAACGCTGCTAAACAAATGGATATAGAACATCAAGAAGCAATACTAAGAGTTGAATTAGGAAGCCAAGTAAACAAAATGAGCTCAAAAGAAATAAAAAGAGATTTACTTTTATTTGCTAAACAAAATCCTAAAACATTTATTGCATTAGCTAATGACGAAAATGTTCAACTTAGAAACTTTGCGATTAAAGCAACCGAATCTAACGTGATTAAACTATCGCCAGATCAAAGAACTTTTACCTGGGGTTCAAATGGAAAAAAATTAATGAATGTTCCTTTTGATGAAAATCCTTATTCAGCTTTTGCTGCTTATTTAAAAACAGACGAAGGTGTAGAGGTTTACAAATCTATAGATAAAAAAATAAATTAACAAGTGATTATTAATGATAGGTGGTCATTTGTGATCACCTATCCTTAATATAATAAAAACTTATGGCAATTAACGTAAACACTGTATACACTACTGTTTTATCTATTTTAAACAAAGAACAGAGAGGTTATATAACTCCAGATGAGTTTAATAAACTAGCCGCTCAAGTACAATTAGAGATATTTGAAAATTACTTTGAAGATTATAATCAATTATTAAGAATACCACAAACAGATACTGAGTATGTTAATAGGCAAAAAAATATTAACACAGCAATATCAATATTTAAAACATTTGCTAAACCCATATCTGTACCTATTGGAGCGGTTTTAGATTTATCAATAACAGCCGCTGGAACAGGATATGCAGACACAAATAATGTAGGTACTACATTAGCTGGAAGTAACAATGATTTAACTTTAAATATACAAACAGTAACACCGGGGTTTATTATATCAACACCTGGAACTGGCTATACTAACGGAGTAGGATTAGCAACCGTAACCGGAACAACTGGTAATAATGATTTAACTGTAAATATAAACAGCGTTAGTAATACAGGTGCTATAACTGGATTAACAATTAATCAACCAGGAACAGGTTATACTGGTGGAAATGAAGTTTTAACCATAACACAAGCTGGAAGTAGTGGAACAGGCGCTATAACATTAACAAGTGCAAGTGTAGGAGCTATATCTTCTGCATCTATAAATGCTCTTGGTAGTGGATATTCTGTTAATGATATAGTAAATATAAATGGCGGTGGTGCAAACGCAACCGCAACTATTAATTCTATAAACATAGATTTATATTTTTTACCACCATCAAATACACATAGAATAGGTACTGTTATTTATAAAAACAAAGAAATACAAAGAGTAGATAGAAACGAACTATTGTATTTAAACTTATCTCCTATTACAAAACCTTCTGAAACTTTCCCTGTTTATCTATATGAACAAGCAACTCAAGGAACTTCTGGATCTAATACAGGTCAACAACACGTATTAGTATATCCTAAAAGTATAACTACTGTTTCTGATATAGATATTAGTTATATTAGAAAACCTAATAATCCTATATGGGGATTTACAGTAGGAACGCTTGGTCAATATGTGTATAGTAGTTCTACGTCAACACAATTTGAGTTGTCTAATGTAGAGCAAACAGAAGTAATCGTAAGAATACTAGCATATGCTGGAGTGGTCATAAGAGATCCACAAATAGTACAAGTAGCAACACAAGCTATACAAGCAGAAGAATCAAACTCTAAATCATAATAAATCATGAGTGTAATAAAACCTCCAACTAATGGATTAATAACAGAAACTGGTCAACAATATTACCAAGGTGCTCAACCATTTAAAGGGGATAATACTGCGAATCAAATATTAAAAACAACTTTTAATACAGATTTATATTTAGGTGACATAAATCCTAATAACGCAGACTATGCTTTAAATAATTTTAAAATATATAAAAGTGGTACGGCTACTCCAGGCTCTTGGGTTGAAATAACCTCTGGTTATAGTGTTAGTGGTAACGATATAACTATAACCGTAGCTACAACAGACTATATAGTTGTTCAATTAACAATACTTGACGGAGGAAAATACGGCGCTACGCCTGCTGACAAAGCATATGGTCAAACCGTAGAAGATAATTATGGCGGTTATCAATACGTAAAACTAGAAGATATTGTAAATAATTTTATAGTAGCTTATGTAGGTGAAGGTAAATTAATATTAGATGTAAAAAGAACTGATATAGTTTTTCATGCAAAAAGAGCTATACAAGAGTTTAGTTATGATACATTAAAAAGCATTAAATCATCTGAACTAACTATACCTGATGGATTAACACTAGTGTTGCCACAGGATTATGTTAATTATGTAAAGTTTTCTTGGGTAGATGCTTTAGGTGTTTTACATCCTATTTATCCAACAAACAACTTAACAACAAGTCCTTATAATACGCAAATTCAAGACAGTCAAGGAATACCTACTCAAGATAATTTTGGAAATGATCTTGAAGGTTCTTCAATAACACAAGAAAGATGGCATGAAGCAAATGATAAGTTTATAAATGGTAACTTCAATACAAATGATTTTACAAATGACATGTGGGCTTATAACTGGGATTATACAGGTTCTTGGTTTGGTGCTAGTTGGGGTCAAATGTATGGGTTAGAACCTCAAACATCACAAGCAAACGGTTGGTTTAACATGAATGAAAGAGAAGGTAAAGTTTCTTTTTCTAGTAATTTAAAAGATAAGTTGATTATATTTGAATATATATCTGATGGCTTAGCTACAGATATGGATACTAAAATTCCTAAACTAGCAGAAGACGCTATGTATTCTTATATATCTCATGCTGTATTAGCTAGTAGAATAAATCAACCTGAATATATTGTACAAAGATTCAAGAGAGAAAAAAGTGCAAAACTTAGAAACACAAAGATAAGATTATCTAATATTAAGCTTGATGAAATAGTTCAAGTTATGCGTGGTAAATCTAAATGGATAAAACACTAAATTAAATGGCTGAAGTTAAAAATGCTTTTGTAGGTTCTAAAATGAACAAAGATCTTGAAGCAAGACTTGTTCCTTCTGGAGAATATAGAAATGCTATAAATGCTCAGATAAGTAGATCTGAAGGTGCTGATGTTGGTGCTCTTGAAAATGTATTAGGTAATGCTTTAAAAGTGGATTTTTCAGTAAAAGAAGGTTTGGCTGCTGGCACACTGAATGTAATAGGTGCACATGTAGATGAATTAAACAACTTTATATATGTGTTTTTAACAGATCATAGTGGGTCTATTTATAATAAAATGGCTAATAACTATATATATAGATATAACACAGTTTCTGAAACATCTACTAAATTAGTTGAAGGAGCTTTCTTAAATTTTTCTACACAAAACCCAGTATATGGTATAAACATATTAGAAGATTTTTTGTTTTTTACAGATAACAGAAATCAACCTAGAAAAATAAACGTAGGTATAGCTGCTTCTAACAGCGCTTTTTATAATTCAGAAGATAAAATATCTGTAGCAAAATTAAGTCCTTATCAACCTATAGAATTATACGAGGAAATAACAGCAGCTATTGCCGCTGATTTTAAAGCTCCATCTACAAACCAAGGTATTGGCGAATATCAAACAACGATGTTTAATGTGGCTGATGAGTTCTTACCATTAGATGTTACAACTAATCCAGCAGTAAACCCTACTAATCCTTATTATGAAGCTGATTATGCTGGTGATCAAGAATTTCTTGATGATAAGTTTATAAGATTTTCATATAGATTTAAATTTAAAGATGGAGAATATTCTGTATTAGCTCCTTTTACACAAATAGCTTTTATTCCAAAGCAAGATGGTTATTTTATTTATGATGATTCTAATGCTAGCAACGTTCAAGAAGACATGAAAGATAGTTTTCAAACTACTATAGTTAAATTCATGGAAAATAAAGTAGATAAAATAGGAGCTCTTATACCGATGCCTTTGAAATCAGACGGAAATAGAGCGGCAGCGAACACGATTGCATCTACTTTTGATATAGATGAAATAGAAATAATAGGTAAAGAATCTAGTGGTTTAGCCTTACAACTTATAGATACCATAGATGCAGCCCAAATAACAGCAGAGGGAACTAACACTGTTGTTAAATATGTATATGAATCTACAAAACCATTTAAAACACTACCATCTTCTGAAATAAGCAGGGTTTATGATAAGGTACCAGTTAAGGCTTTAGCACAAGAGGTTTCTAGTAATAGAATTATTTATGGTAATTATCAAGATAAACACACGTCACCTGAGGGTTTAGATTATAATGTTACAGCCACTACTAAATCAGATTTTGCTGTATACACAGGGACAGATGTTGTAAAAAATACCACAAGTAAAATAGAATATCCTAATAGTTCTTTAAAACAAAATAGAAATTATCAAGTTGGTTTTGTTTTATCAGATAGATATGGTAGATCTTCTTCTGTCGTACTGTCTAACACGGATCAAACTGTAACTATAGGAGGTATAACTTATGGTGGTTCAACCTTGTATCACCCATACTCTAATTATTCAACAACTACTGGAGCTGATAATTTTCCTGGAGATTCTTTAAAAGTAATATTAAATAACTCTATAGGACCTTCAAGCCCAGATCAAAATACTAATTGGCCTGGAATTTATGATGGTGATGCAACTTCATCAAGTTATAATCCACTAGGATGGTATTCTTATAGAATAGTAGTAAAACAAACTCAACAAGATTATTACAATGCTTATTTACCTGGTATAATGTCTTCTCAGCCTATAGTAGCGGGCATTAATCCTAGTATTAACCAAGCTAATGTATCAAATACAGTTTTAGTTGGTGATAATATAAATAAAATACCTAGAGATTTATCTGAAGTAGGGCCACAGCAAAGACAATTTAGAAGTTCTGTAATATTATTTCCAAGAGTTATCAATACAGATACAGTTCCAACAAATAATCGAAATAACACACAGTATGGAATAGGATTAGGTAACGAACAAATACTACCAGAAATAGAAGGTATTACTGTAAGTACTATATCTAATCTTAGAGACTTGTTTGATTATGATCCCACAAATCCTCCTGTACCTAATAATTTTCCTCAATTTTATTTATACGATTCTAACCCTTTAATAGCTCAATTAGGTGTAAATTCTAAATTAGGTCAAAGAGCTAGTTTTTTAACACCAAGTGGTAATTCTTCATACACTAATATAAGTTTTAAGTTAGGATATCCTTTTCTTCCAATAAGCACAATTTGTACTACTGGTGCATGGACTGATACTGCCAATAATACTTATTACGCGCCTTCTAGTACTCCTGTTTTTGCAACAGATGTACAAGGAGTTAATTTTAATACACCTTACACTAGTGTAAATCCATATGTTGCTAATTGGGCTGGTGGACCTACAAACGTTATTGTTTTAGGTTGGGATTTCAGTTGTACTAATCTTCCAGGTGGCGCTTCAAGTAATCCTGAAACAACGCCAAGAAAACAATACATCCTACTTGCCGATGATATAGACGTACCTGTTGGTAAATCTGCTGTTTTAACAGGTGGAAGTTCAGCGCTACCAGGTATTCAACAATTAGCTGTTGTAGAAACAGACCCAACTGAATCTGTTATAGATATATACTACGAAACTACATCAGCTGGATTAATAACGCAAATAAATAATGTTAGTGATTCAGATACCGGGGCGGCATCATCTCTTCAAGATAATTATACATCTTCTTTTTTCACTGAAGAATTGTCTGAAGGCGAGGAAATATTTAAATACAAAGCGCTGGATGCCGCAGGGCAAATTATACAAACAGCTAATACAAATCCAGTTGGAACTAATGTAGTTAGTTTTAGTTTAATAAGCGTATTTACAAATGAATCAACACCGGTTAATGTTACAAATTATTTTTTAAATTGGGCAGGTGATCAAAATAGTGGTTGGTTTTTAGAATTAACATCTTTATGGGATGACAATGTGTGGTATGGTAGCGATGCTGGTAAAAGAAGTTTTACTTTTAATTTTGTAGTAAGTGTTACACCTAATCTTCAATCTCCTGTTACTACAAGTTTTACTGTTACAAGAGATTTAATTAACAGAGTACCGGTTATAGAAAGCGTTACACCTACTAGCCCTATAGAATTAACTTATGGTAACACATTTATAACAGATATTAGAGCTAGAAACGGAGCAAACACACCGAATAACAACAATAGAGGAAAAGATCTTACTTGGAGCATTGTGTCTGCTACAGGGGCTGATGGTAATACTTATAATAATAAATTTCAAATTATAGGTAATTCTGGAAATCCAAGTGATTTATACAATATAGGTAGATTACAAAGATCAACTGGTGGTGGTGGACTTATCGATAGCACGTTTGTAATTCAAGCTTATACTATAGTAACTAGAGTTTCTGATCCAGGTGCTTCAACAGATCAAACCATAGAAGTAACAATGGGCAATATACCTACATATGTAAAATCTTATGATGGATATACTGGCTCTGGTAGTGATAGAGATGATGTTGTGTGGGTGATAATTCAAATACAAGATGGTTTAAGTAGTCAAAATGGTTACTATCTTTACGATGGTACGTGGAATAATTTAAACAATGCTAATCCAATTGAAATAGATAATACTAACGCTTGCACCGGAAATTGTAGTAATTTTAATGGAGATTGGTTTTTTGCATCTACTCAAAGCGCTGTAATAGGTTTGTTTGAAGATGCTATGGGTAGAACAGTTACAATAACAAACATAGATACAGAGAGTACTTCAGGTTATCAATTCGTAGTAGTGTAATGTATAATCAAAATCAAATAAAAAAATACATAAAAAATCTGTTAAAACTTGATTGGAAAGATTACAAACTTTATTTAGTAGGAGGAGCTCTTCATAAAAAAGAAACAAAAGACATAGATATATGTATGATTGGTCCTTACAATTCAAGCGATATATTTGAACTAATAGAGCAAGGTAGAGAAATAGGACCATTTGATATTTTTTATATTAGTGAAGATCAACTTGATATAACAAAACCATACACAGCTAAGTCTTATGATAGAGGTTTTCCTAGAGCAATGCAAAGAAAAGGCGAATGGATTGACGGTTTGTTTTGGCAAACATGGGATTTTCCTCAGATTTTAACTAACAAACCACCTAAATTAATTTATAATAGTGTAATTATATAATATGGCAGCTATAATAGAAGTAAAGTATTTTAATTCTTTTCTATTGAAAAAGACAAATCAAGGATCAGCTGGTAACGAAGAACCTAAATGGAATGGTTCTAGAGGTGTGCCTACAGGTGTTAATGGCTCTTGGCCAGTTATATCTACTGGTGGTGGTAATGACTCTAACTGGTTTATAGAAGAGGCTAGAATTAGAGGTGGGTTTAATAATACAACTGTTGATTTTGGACCTAGAGCTTTTTTAGTAGAAGAAGAACTTAATGGTACACAAAGATTAAATTCTTTAATATACTCAGGTATATTTAACTCTAGAACAGGTATAAACCAAACAAATGTTTTTCCAGTTGGTGAAGATATTTCTAAAAGTTTAGACCCTGCACAGGGTAGTATACAAAAATTATACGCAGAAAACACTAATTTAAATATATTTCAAGAAAATAAAGTTAGCTATGCACTTATAGATAAAGATGCTATATATACGGCTGAAGGAGGAGGAACAGCGGTTAGTCAGTTAAATTTAGTTATTGGTCAAATAGTTCCTTACTTAGGTAACTTTGGTATAAGCAAAAATCCAAACAGCTTTGCTACATATGGTTTTAGAAAGTATTTTGTAGATACAGATAGAAATGCTGTATTAAGATTATCTAGAGATGGTATAACAGAAGTTTCTAATTATGGTATGTATGACTTTTTTAGAGATGAGTTTAGTAGCATAAGCACAACTACTAGCGAAGGTGTTGTTGTAGGTGGCTGGGATATACATAATAAACAATATGTTGTTTCTCTTCAAAACACAGCTAATAACAATTACAACACTTTAGCGTTTGATGAACAAGTAAGAGGTTGGTCTAGTTTCTTTTCTTACAAACCTGACTTTATGGTTAGTCTAAGAAATGATTTCTTTACTTTTAATAATGGATCTTTATATCAACACTATAGCACAACTGTTAATAGAGGTAATTTTTATGGCGTAGACAACAGTACATCTATAACTTTTATATTTAACCCAGCTGTTAGTTTATCTAAGAATTTTAAAACAATAAACTACGAAGGTAGTAATGGTTGGAGAGTTGATAGTTTTATATCAGATGCAACTGGTCCTGATGAGTACAATGGTCAATACACTAGCTCTAATGATACTACTAATTCTATTCTAAGTTATATGGAAGGTGAATATATTTTAAACCCAGCAAACGGAGAGGTTATATATCCAGCTCAGTATGGTAGTGTTTTTGGAAATACAAATCCACCTTACAATAGAAATTATGCTGGCTTTGTTAGAAAAGAAAATAAATATGTTGCAAACTTAATAAGCTCTACACCAGCAAACCAAGGAGAAATTATATTTGGAAACCAAGTAAGTGGTATAAAAGGTTATTTTGCAACAGTTACAATATCAACAGATAACACTACAGAAGTAGGTGCAACTAAAGAATTATTTGCTGTATCTTCTGAGTACGTAGAATCATCGTATTAAATAAAATTAAATGGAATTAAAAACAAGAGCATTAAGAGAAGAAGACTATAGTCTTTTAGAAACATGGTGGAAAGCTTGGGGTTGGCCAGCTGTTAACAAAGCAGTGTTACCAGACAATGGAACTGGTGGGGTAATGGTTGAATATAAAAATAAACCAATTGTAGCTGGATTTATATACTGGAGTAATTCAGGTATGTGCTGGTTTGATTGGGTGGTTTCAGACCATGATGGTAATAAAAGAGCTAGACCTTTAGCTGTAAAGTTTTTAATACAAACTGTAGAGCAAATGGTTAAAGATGCAGGTAAAACTTGCATTATGTCAATAAGTAGAAGTAAAAGTTTACTTAAGATACATAAAAAATTAGGTTGGTCGGTTGATGAAAAGCCGTCACACGAAATGATAAAAATGATAATTTAAAATAACAATATTATGGCAATAGGAACAGTTGCGGCAATAGCTATAGGCGTAGGAGCAACAGCAACAGCCGTTGGAGGAGCAGTTGCAGCTAATCAAGCCAAGCAGCAAGCTAAAGGTTTTAAAAACGACAAAGAAAGAGCTCGATATGAAATAGAGCAGATTAAAGCAGCTAGAACTCCTATAGTAAACCCATACGCTGGGGTTACTGATCTTAGCGGCATGGTAAGTAATCCTTTTGCTAATTTAGGAGTGGCAACTCAAGCTGCTGAATTTCAAGCAGAACAAGCCGATATGTCATTGGCTAATACATTAGATTTATTAGCTACAACAGGTGCTAGCGCAGGTGGAGCAACAGCTCTAGCTCAAGCCGCTTTACAAAGTAAAAAAGGTATATCTGCTAGTATAGAACAACAAGAAGCTGCCAACGAACAACTTAGAGCACAAGGTCAAAGTGAAGCTGATAAGTTAAAAATGAGTGAGCAAATGAGATTACAACAAGCAGATGCTGCTGGAATACAGTATGAGTTTCAAGCTAGAGAAGCTAGAACAAATGCTGATTTAGGTTTTGCCGCTGGTAATATGCAACAAGCTGCTCAAAACCAAGCTAACGCTAAAGCTGCTCAAGGTCAAGCATGGGGTAGTGCTATAAGCGGTTTTGGTGGAGCACTAATGTCAGCTGGTATGATGGGTGCAATGGCTCCAGGTGTGCCGCCCACCACCACTTCTGATAGAAGAATGAAAAAGAATATAAAACTTATAGGTAAATCTAATAGTGGATTAAATATATATGCATTTGAATACATAAACAAGATGTTAGGTGAAGGTATTTTCCAAGGTGTTATGTCAGATGAAATACCACAAGAAGCCGTTGTAAACCACATAGACGGATATGATAGAGTAAATTACTCTAAAATTGATGTTGAATTTAAAAGAATAAGTTAATATGAGTGCGTACGATAATCCAAGAATAATAAATGATCAATCCGCAATGGCTTGGGCCAATGCAGCTGCGAAGATTAGTGAAACCATGGTTCAATCAATACAGAACATGGTTAAGTTTAGACAACAACAAAAAGCTGTTGCTAATGAAAAACAAGATAGGTTTAATTTAGCTTGGAACAAAGTTGCACTTGCTCAAAACAAAAACTTAAGAGAAACAATTAAAGCCTCTAAAGAACAGGGTGTAGATACTAGTCTAGTTAAGCAGTTTCAAAATATTCAAAAAACAATGATGCAAGGTGGTGAAGGCATGATGGGATCTATAGAAGCTCAAACCTTATTACTAACTAAATCTAATCTAAGTAAAGAAGAAAGAAATAAACTCACTAATATAGTAAATAGAGCTGAAGCAAACATTGATAGCATTATTGAGGGTGGTGGTAAAATAATGACCGATGTAGAAATGATAAAAGGTTACGCTGGAACAAGTGGTCCTAACAAAGGAATGTTTTGGGAGGGTAAAACTACTCAAGAAAAAATATCAGCTCAATTAGCTGGATTTTCTTTAGCTGAAATGAAACAAGATGGTGTTGTAAGCACGAAAGAAGCTACTTATACTGAAGAAGGTAATTTTGTTACCGTAAACAGCACATTAAGTAAAGATAATGATATAATTAAAGGTCTTGATTTAAGCGCAGATTTTATAACAGACAACGGTGATGGTACAGTTACTTTCCAATGGCAAAAAAATCTTGATCTTTGGGATGGTAATCTTTTAAACAAAACAGTTGATGGTACAGATTTTTCTAAAATAGCTCAAGAGCAAAACTTAATAGGAAAAAGCGGTGAGTTAGTTGACTCATTAAGAACTAGATTAACTCCTAAAACTCAAGATGGCAATGGATATAGAAACGTTATAAGTAGAGAGTTTGTAGATATACAAGCTTTAGATTCAAAGTTTCAATCAACATTACAAGGTAGAGCCGCAAACATATTAGGACAAGACAACCCAGAAGCAATACAAGCTTATTTAGAACAAAGGCTTGGTATGGGTGAAGTAAAAATAGATGAGTTTTTAAAATTACCACAATCTAAAAAAGTAGAAATAGTAACTGAGTTAGAAATGATCGCTATGAGAGAGCATTATGATTTAGTTCCAGAAGTAGATGGTGCAGATCAATTTGATGAAAATCAATTCAAGGGTAAGATCAACCCTAGAACAGGCGCTGCTTATACAGACAGTGAGCTTAATGAGGTAATACAACAAGGTCAAACACCAGGTTTTAAATTAGTAATAAGAAAATTAGATCAAAGTGATGTAGAGGCTTTGCAAGATAGAGGAATACAAGGTTATGTTGCTGGTCAAGAAGGTTATTTTTATGAAACAATAAGCACAACATCAATACCAAAAGTTAGCAAAGGAAGTGGTGGTGGTTCAGACTCTGCAACAAGACAAGGTAGAAGATTATATAAAATTTTAAAAGATAATCCTTTTGATGATGGTATTACGGCTCAGTTTCAAGCAGCAGTTAAAATACCTAATTCAAGTTCAACTTTGAGTTTCTCAGATGGAAAGTATTTCATTACAGATAAAGATGATAACGAGGTAGAAGTATCAAATCCTGCTGCATTGTTTTCTAAATATAAATAATATGGAAGAAAAATATATGGTAGATGGCGTTTTAAAAACGCTAGAAGAACTTAAAATAGAAGCAGAAAACTTTGGCTTAGATGTTGAAAGTTTCTTGGCTTCTATAGGCGCTCAACCTTATCAAGAAGAGAGTCAAGAACAAGATTTTCAAGAGGGTGTTGCGGTCCAAATGGATGCAACTGTAATACCCGAAGTTCCGGATGCATCCGAGAAGAAAAGCACTATGGAATCAGCATTGGACGTTGTTTCATTGGGGCAGTCATTAATAAATCCAAGTCTAGGTTTTGCTAATTTATTTAGATTAGCAAAAAAATACGACAAAGGTGAAGAAGGTGGTTTTGATGTAGGTCAAGAATTAAGCGAAGCTCCAGAAAGAATATGGGCAGCAACATTAAGTGTAGGTGAAACCTTGGCTAATATGCCTGGTTACTTAAACAGATTGCAATTTAACATTGTAAAATCTTTAGGACCTCAAGAGTTTGAAGATGAGTTTGACGCGCTTAGTGCTCAAGAGCAAGATGATTTAATACAAAACTTTTATAGTGCAATGCCTTCGTTAGGTGCTAATCCAGGATCAGCTATTCAAAAGTTAGGTAAGCCAGGTAGAGAAAAAGCAGAAGAACTACAAAAGTCTGCTGAAAAATGGAGAGAAGATTTAACAGAATATGACAATACAATAGGTCAAGCATTTTCTCAACTCAAATTAATAGAGGGTATAACAAGAACTTTTACTGGCGCGTTAGAAACTATACCGTCTATAGCTCAAGCAATGACACCTGGCATAGGTATAGGTAGTATAGTGCTTGGTCAAGCTGCGCAGGCTGATGCAGAGAATATAGCTAAAGGAGAAAAATTAAATACAAAAAATTTAATATACTCAACAGTAATAGGCGCTTCAGAAGGTTTATTAGAAATTACCACTAAAAAAATAGGTGGTAGAATGTTTAAAGATCTTGCTGGAAAAAGTAAAGAATATGTTAAACAAACATTAAAAGGTGTTACTCTTAAATTAAGCAAAGAAAGTGGCGCTGAAGGTTTATCTGAATCAGCTACATTAACTATAAATAATATGGCTGATAAGTTTATTATGGGTGATGAAAAAGCTTTTGAAAATTACTGGTTAGAATTAGCTGATACTTTTATAATAGGAGCTGCAACTGGTGGTGGTATGAGTGGTACAGGTACAGCTGGAACCATAGTTAGAAATGCTCAAGCAAATAATTCTATGCGTAGAACTATTGATGAAAGCCAATACACTTCTGTGGCAGAAGCTTTTGATGGAACTGATATTACAGATGATAAAATTAAAATAGCAGAAAACAGGTTTGCTAGTAGAAAACTAGATATAGAATTAAAAAACAAAGTATCTTTAGGTGATTTAACGATTGAGGAAGCTGACAATGTAAAAATAAATTTTAGATCTACACAGGGCGCTGTTAATGTAGCTAAGAATTTAAAAATACAAGGACCTTTATTAAAAGAAACAATTCAACTTTTAGAAGAGAGTTCTTTAATTAGAGCAGAAATAAAAAAAGCCGGAGACAATAAAGCACTTGTTGATACCCAAAGAAAAAAATTAGTAGAAATAGAAAATAGATTAGGTGAGATTAGCGCTGAAAATCAATTAACAATATCTACAGAAACAATAACTAATTTATCAGAAGGCGTAGAAGGCTTAACTGTTTTTACAGTAGAAAATACTAAAGAAGCAGAGGAGCTAGCTAAAGATCCTAAGTTTAAAGATGTTGATAAAAAATCTTTTGGTGAACAAGGTTTTATATTACAAAACAATGAAACTGGAGAACAAACTATAGTTATAAACAAAGAACAATCAGCTAAAGACCTAGCTGTAGATGTAGCTAATCATGAGTTTTTACATGCACTTTTATTTAAGACTTTAAAAAATAGCAAAGGTACTGCTATAAATTTAGGTAAAGAATTAAAAACAGAGTTGTTTAAAATTGAAGGCATTGAAAATACCGAGTTTGCTGCTAGACTAGAACAGTATAAAGCAGATCCTGAAGCTGTAAAAATGGAGGAAGTTTTAACATTATTCTCTGGTGCTATACAAACTGGTGATATAAAATTTAACCAAGGTTTTTTTACTAAAGTAGGAGATATAATAAGAAGATTTTTACAAAACGCAGGATTAAAAAATATTAAGTTTAATAAGGCTGAGGATGTTTATAATTTTATTAAAGATTATAATACAAGTTTAGAAAAAGGTAAACTAACAAAAGCGCAGGAAAAATTATTTACTGAACGAGCAGAAGGTGATTTAGTTAAAAGAGAATATAAAATAAAAGATGATTCAAATGTTAAAGAATCTAAATCTTTCTATGACAACTTGTCACCTGAAGAGCTAGTTCAAATAAAAAAATCTCCATCAAGTCAACCTTCACAAGTGGCACAAGCAGATCAAGCTTTATTAAATCAATTTGATTTACTAGCTTTAAACGCATTAAAGTATGATACTCGTAAAGGTGATTTTAGAAGAGAAGATGTATTGTCTGCTGCTAGAGAATTTTTACCAGGTATAGTAGAAAGGTTTGATCCTAATACAGCTAAGTTTTCTACATTTGTAGATAACAACATGAGACCTAAGCAACAGCAGATATATGAGGAAGTTAAAGGATTGTCTCGTGAAGCTGATAGACTAGACTCTCCACAAGCAAAAGAAGTTGTAGCTGAGGAAACTGTTATAGAAGAAAAATCAATAGTTAAAGAAACTAGAATTAATCCATTAAATTTTGACAAAGTAAATAAAGCTGAAGTTGAATCTGTGGTTGATATAAAGACTGAGGAGATACCTGGGTTATCATTTAAAGAGGTTTCTGATAGATATGCAGGTAAAGCTGCGGCTAAAATATTTAATGTCCCAGAAGCTAAAATTACTGATCCAAAGAAAAACTTAACGTACGCTAAAAAAATAGTAAATGGTATACCAGAACAATCAGAAGCTGGTAATATACAAGAGTTTTTTAGATCAGGACAAAACGCTAGAAACTTTATAAGAATATTACCACCTGAAAATGTTAGTAGTTCGTCTGCAACTATAGATGAACAAGGTGAAAACATAGAAGTATCAAGAGATGTATTGGGTAGAGCTTTAGGTTTAAACAATAGATTACTTAATTATTTTTATAATAAAACAGGTAAAAGATCTAAAGGTAAAACGTCACAACCGGCGGTTTGGGAACTGAAAGAAGAATTTAAAAATCCTACAGCTGAAGTTGTAGAACAATTTAAAACAGAATTAGGTATTACACCTCCTGGTGAATTAAATTTATATAACAGAAACATTGGTCAACTATTAAAAGGTGCTGCTAAATTACAGGGCCAAAACACGGCTAACGTTATTGCTCGTGATAAAGTAAAGCAGTCACCTGTAAAAACGGCTAAGCCAACTAAACAAATACTAGCTGACGTTGCTTCAAGTAAGTCTAGAGTTATGGCTGCAAAAGCCAAACCTAAATCTCCTAAACAAACATCTAGCTATGTAGAGCAATCTACAAAACAAGTAAGATCTTTTGATAAGGTAAGTAAAACAAAACAAAGAGAAGGTAAGCCAGGCAGAGCATACGATAGAGATGCGGCGCTACCTGAAAGTGTTAGAAGTTTTAAAGGTGAAACTGTTATACAAGGTTTTAATAGAACTTTAAATAATTTTTCTGAAAGATTTCCAGGATATAATTCGTATTTTAAAAACGCTTTGGTTTTTGGTGAAACAAGATCTCCATACGGAGTAGTAGCTAGATTTAAAGAAGGTGTTAAGAACGTTGGAAGACAATTTGATATACGTAGAACGCCTATTACTAAAGATAGAAAAATAACTAACGCCTATGCTAAGTCTATTTTTGAACCTGGTTATGTAGCAAAAGAAAAAGCTAAGTTAAATGTATTAAAAGATTTTTATGTTGCTGCAGAAGCTTATTTAAAAGATAATCCTAAAGACATTTGGGTGTTTGATGAAATAGCTTCAGCTGCTACTAATTCTCAAAACGCGCCTAATAGAGCTTTAGCGCCTGCTCTTATAGTTCAAGTAGATGCAGATGGTAATCCATTAAGAGGTGTTAAGGGTATTGAAGAACACACTGAGCCTCAAAATAACATAGGTACTATGTTAACTCAAGCCGCTAAAGATGGTAGGGTAAATGAAGTTTGGCCTATAGTTGAAGCATCGTATATGCAAGGTTGGATAGATTTAGATAACAACGATTTATTAGATATAGATTTCAAAACATCTATGCCTGATGCTTACTACAAAGGTGTTGAGCTTTATAAAGATGGTAAATTAAAATTAGACCAAGGTTTATTATCTACAATAAGATTAAGTGAAGCTGGTATAGATTTATCCAGCATGATGTATATACCTACTAAACAAACTTTAGCTGAGTACTTTTTTGAAACAAATGAAGTGCCTGTAGAATTACAGAAAACTTTAATGAATGATTTATTCTCTGGTAATAAAACATTAAGAGAAATAAAAGACGAAGCGTTGTTTAATAGAGATGTTACTAATAGAGAAAATGAAACTTTTAAACCAGATGCTAAGAAAGTTGTAGTAAAAAATAACAAGGCTGATAAAGCTATGACTAATGCTAGAAATAGTATTAAGTATTCTAAAAATAAAAAGAAAGCTAGAGTATTTGATTTTGACGATACATTGGCTCAGTCAAATAGCATGGTTATAGTTAACATGCCTGATGGTAGTAGTAAGAAAATATCTGCTACAGAATTTGCTACAGATGCTCAAGCTTTGCTAGACGAAGGTGCTGAGTTTGATTTTACACAATTTAATAAAGTTATTGATGGTAAAAAAGGTCCATTATTTGAAGTAGCTAAAACAATACAAGACAAAAGAGGATCTGAAGATTTATTTATATTAACAGCAAGACCTCAAGCTGCAGCTTTAAATATTAAAGAATTTTTAGAAGGACTAGGTCTTAGTATACCTTTAAAAAATATAACAGGTTTAGCAGATGGAAGACCAGAAGCAAAAGCAGATTGGTTTGTAGATAAATATGCAGAAGGATATAATGATTTTTATTTTGCAGATGATGCTCTTAAAAATGTAAAAGCTGTTAAAGAAATATTCAACGTATTAGATGTAAAATCTAGAGTGCAACAAGCTAGAGTTAAATTCGCTAAATCATTAGATAGTGAATTTAATAAAATGATAGAAAGAAATAAAGGTGTTAAAGCAAAAGCTAATTTTTCTGATATAAACGCTAGAAGAAAAGGTCGTAACCAAAAAAGGTTTGCATTTTTTATTCCTCCATCAGCTGATGATTTTAGAGGTTTAACAATGTATACGTTTGCTGGTAAAGGAAAACAGGGTGAAGCTGATCAAGCATTTTTTGACAAAGCTCTTATTAAACCTTACATGAAAGGTGTTAATGCTATGGAAATAGCTAAGCAAAGAATAAGAAAAGATTACAGTGCTTTGTTACAAGCTCACCCTATAATAAGAAAAGGTTTAAATAAAAAGTTTCAAGGAACAAAATATACGTTAGACGAGGCTACTAGAATATATTTATGGAATAAAGAAGGCTTTGAAATACCTGGGCTTTCTAAAACAGATCAAAAAGATATTGTTAAAAAATTTGGTAAAGATGTAGATCTCGTTGCTTTTTCAGAAGGAGTAAAACTTATAACTAGATTAGATAATTTTGTAGAACCAACAGCTGCTTGGGACGGAACAACTATAATAGGTGATTTAAGTAGAGTAGGTAGAGATATAAATAGAGCAGAGTTTTTAAAAGAATTTACAGATAATGTTGATCAAATATTTAGTGATAAAAATCTAAATAAAGTAGAAGCTTTATATGGTTTTAGAGTTAAAGAGTCTTTAATTAATATTATAGATAGAATGAAAACAGGTAGTAATAAACCAACCGGTCAAGGTCGTATTGTTACTAGATGGAATAATTGGGTTAATAATTCAACTGGAGCTATAATGTTCTTCAATAGAAGATCAGCGTTACTACAGCTGATGTCTTCTGTAAACTTCGTTAATTGGTCTGATAATAATCCATTGAAAGCTGGGATTGCTTTTGCTAATCAACCTCAATACTGGGGTGATGTTGCTAAGCTGTTTAATTCAGATAAATTAAAACAAAGAAGATCAGGTTTACAAAGCGATATACAAGAAGCTGAAATAGCTCAAGCTGCCAAGAACAATGGCATGGAAGGTGTTATTTCTTATATATTAAAATTAGGATTTACCCCTACTCAAATTGCTGATAGTATAGCCATAGCAACAGGTGGTGCAACCTTTTATAGAAATAGAATAAACACATATAAAAAAGCAGGATTTGAACAAGATGCTGCAGAGAAAAAAGCATTTGCAGACTTCAGTGCTATATCAGACGAAACACAACAGTCAGCAGATCCAATGCTTATATCTGGGCAGCAGTCTAGCGTGCTAGGTAGATTAGTATTAGCTTTTCAAAATACCCCTATGCAATACACTAGGCTTATGAAAAAAGCTGGTCAAGATTTAATAAATAATAGAGGTGATAGAAAAACAAACTTAAGTAAAATAGTTTATTATGGGTTTGTGCAAAATTTAATATTTTCTACATTACAAAATGCTTTGTTTGCAATGCTACCAGGTTTTGAAGATGAAGAAGAAGATTTTAAAACAGACAAAGAAAGAGATAAATATCTTGAAAGAAAACAAAATAAATTAGATGGCAAAGTAAGTAGAGTAGGCAACAACATGGTTGATACGATGCTTAGAGGTTCTGGTTTAGCTGGGGCGGTTGTATCTACTGTAAAAAATGTTTTATTAGAATATAACAAGCAACAAGAGCAAACAGAGTTTAATAGAGAAAATGCACAAATATTAATTGCTGCTTTAAATATATCTCCACCAATAGGTAGTAAAATAAGAAAAATTAATAACTTTTTACAAACTCAAAAGTTTGATAAAGACGTTATAGCTGAAAGAGGTTTTGACGTAATGATAGATGGTAAATTTCAACTTAGTCCTTCATATGATATGCTTGGTGAATTAAGTTCAGCTACTTTAAATCTTCCATTAGATAGATTATTTGATGAAGTAAACGCGTTGACAGAGGCTTTAGATACTCGTAATACTAACTACCAACGTATAGCTTTAGGTTTAGGTTGGAGACAGTGGGATGTTAACGCTAGAGTTGAAGAGCATGATTTAATGAAAACTGAATCTAAAGCTCGTAGAAAAGAAGAAGGTAAAATAAAATCTAAGCAAACTAGGGAAGAAAATAAGATCAAAGAAAAAGAATATAAGAATTTTAGGCAAAAAGTTTTAAGGGGATTACCAAATCAAAAAATTAGAGATAGTATATATAAAGTAGAAAAAGAAACTAATATAAAAACGCCTAGATTTAGATTAGAAAAATTAGCAGAAAAACACGGTATATAATGAGGGCAATAGATAAAATAATAATACACTGTTCTGCCACACAAGAAGGTAAAGAGATATCTGCAGCTACTATAGACAAATGGCATAAAAAAAGAGGGTGGAGAGGTATAGGTTATCATTACGTAATAGGTTTAGATGGTATGATAGAATATGGTAGACCTATAACAGAAACAGGTGCTCATGTAAAAAATCACAATAAGGGTAGTATAGGTATTTGTTATATTGGTGGAGTTGAAGCTGAAAGAGGATCTGATGGAGACTGGATAGCTAAAGATACTAGAACGCCTAATCAAATAGCAACTTTATTAGAGTTATTAAGAGTATTAAAAAAACTACATCCAAAAGCAACGATACATGGGCACAACGAATTTTCAGCGAAAAGCTGTCCGTGTTTTAACGCTTATGAAGAGTATTGTAATATATAAAAATAAAAAATGGATTTTCAACAAGCAAAACTTTACGTAATAAACGGTGTAACACTAGGCGTCACCACTTTCACAAATATAGAAATGATTTTAAAAATTCTTTTACTATTAGTAACAATAGGATATACTGTAGACAAATGGATTCAATCAAAAAAAAATAAATAATTATGGCATACAAACAATACGATTCTCCTTTTAATTTAGGTTCTCCTTTAAACGGCTCTATAAGTGGACCTTGCAAAGCTGCGGCTAAAAAGAAATTTAAAGTTTGGCCAAGCGCCTACGCTTCTGGTTGGGGTGTAAGATGTACTAAAGCTGGTGGACCAAGTAAAATGGGTAAAGGTAAAAAATAATGGCATACATACAAACTAATTCTCCTTTTTTAAGAAAAAAAATTTTAAAAAAAGTTGTTACTCAATTAAACAAAGCTTCTAAAATGCATGCTGCGCAAGCTGATAAAATAGAAGATTATATTGAAGAAGAATCACCACTCAACTGTTGGAAATCATATAAGCAAGAAGGTACAAAAATGAAGGGTGGAAGAGAAGTTCCTAACTGCGTGCCTAAAAGCAGTTCTCCTGCAACTAGGCAAAAAGGCGGAGGCACAACTAAAACATGTTTACCTAAATCTAAAATAGATAACTTGTCTGCTGAAAAGAAAAAAGAATTAGTTAACTCTAAAAAATCTGCTGGAGCTAGTGGTAAATATAAACGATCTTCAAAAACAAACGTAAAAGGAGCTAGAAAAAAAGGAGCTACATTACGTGATTGGTTTGAAAAAGAAGATTGGAGAAGAGTAGATGATCCTAGCAAAAAATGTGGAGAATAAAATAATTAATCATGGCATATATACAACATAATTCACCATTCACTAGAGTTAGAAAAACAACTAAAGGTAAAGGTAGAAACTTTCTTTCAACAGACGAAGGCGCCGGTATGACTAGTAAAGGTGTTAAAGAATATAAAAAAGAAAATCCAGGAAGTAAATTAAAAACAGCTGTTACAGGTGACGTTAAGCCCGGTAGCAAAGCTGCTAAAAGAAGAAAATCATTTTGTGCTAGATCCAAAGGTTGGACAGGCGAAAGAGGTAAAGCTGCTAGACGCAGATGGAAATGTTAATATAAAAAGATATGTGGAAACTAACTAAACAATATTGGAAAGACGTGTGGGTTTTACTGTGGAGTAAAACAAGCATAGACGAAAAAGCTATAGCTACTGTTAAAGAAATTAAAAAAAGATACAAGCTAACTAGTAAAGAATTACAAGACGTTGCTAAAGCAATAAAAGAAGTAGGTAATCAATTAGGTGATATTGATGATGCTTTAAAAGGTAAGGAAAGAAAAGGTAGAAAAAAAGGAACAAAATAAACTGGGCGTACCATACCCAAAAGTTCCTGTAACGGAAGGGGATCTCATTTGAGGTCCCCTTTTTTATTATCCATCACACGCAACACAGTCTTCACTCATGGCATGGTCAGCTATGTCGCCACGCAAAACAGATTCTGTTCTAACGTAGTATAAAGTTTTAATACCTTTTTTCCAAGCATCGAAGTGTACTTTATTAATCCACTTAGGAGTTGCTGTACTTGGGAAAGCTAAATTTAAACTAACAGATTGATCTATATATTGTTGTCTTATACCTGCTTGTCTTACTAATTCTAATTGATTAAGTTCTTTAAATGTTTTAAATACTTCTTTCGTAGAGTCTTCTAAACCTTTTATATTTTGAACCGAACCACCGTCTGCTAAAATTTTGTCCCATATTTCTTTTGTATTTAATTTAAGTTTTTCTAATTCTTTTTCGAGTGTTGGGTTTTTCCTAATAAAAGTCCCCTTTGCACTCTGCTCTGTAAATACATTCGCAGCCCACGGTTCAATACCTGGCGAAACATTTCCACTGAGCTTACTATTGCTAACAGTAGGAGCAACAGCACGTAGGTGAGTATTGCGAAAGCCAGTTCCAGCACACCACAAAGGCTCTCCATAAATTTCTGCCAAATCCATTGAAGCGCGTTCAGACTCAATCTTAATCTGAGAAAAAATTCTGCGCGTCTCAAACTGGGAAGATAACCCTTCAAATGGTAATCCTTTTTCTTGGAGGTAGGTATGCCAGCCCAATACTCCCAACCCAAGCGCACGGCCTTTTTCTGCTGATCTAACGGAGTTTCCAAAGCCAATTTTACTTTTAGCTTTTTGGATAAATTCTTCAAGTACCCCATCCAAAAACCAGATAGCATCATAAATGATATTAGTGTTTTTCCATTCTTCATATTTTGCTAAATTTAAACTAGATAAACAGCAAACAAAACTGTGTGATTCATCTGTGTGTAATGTAATTTCAGAACATATATTTGTCATATGTACTTTTAACCCATTATCTTTGTATGCTTTTGGGTTATTCTTATTTGTATTCCCTTTAAATAAGATGTAAGGTTCTCCAGTAGCTTTACGCTTTTGAAGTAGTCGTCCCCAACGTCTTCTAGCTTCTCCATTTCCTTGTTCAAGCTTTCGCATAAACTTATCGCCAACAACAGCGCATTGATGCAGGTTAAGCGATTGACGGTTGACGTCTCCTTTGGGTTCACGTATTTCGAGCCACTCATCGAAATCGGCGTGATCAATATTAATATTAACTGATGCAGCTCCTCGTCTGACAGATCCTTGATTAGTGGCAAGTATTGTTGAATCGTATATTTTACAAAACGGCACAACGCCATCACTTGTTCCATTACCTGTTATGTTTGCCCCGGCGGGTCTTATTTGATTTATACCGATACCAACTCCACCGCCGTGTTTAGCGAGTAGCATCATCTCTAAATTTTTAGTTCCTATGTCATATATAGAATCAGCGACGTCAATACCAAAGCAACTAATAGGCAAACCCCTATCAGTACCAGTATTGCTAAGAACAGGCGAGGCAAGACATAACCAGCCTTTCCATATATATTCAAAAAAAGTTTCTGCCATTTCAGGCTTTTGTAATCTTCGCGCAACTGTTTTAGAAACTCTTTCGTACGCTTGTTTTGGTGTTTCTTCATGATATAAATATCCTCCTGATATTGTTTTTTTATATACTTCGGTATCTCCCCACTCAGGGTAATCAATACCTTTTTTCCATTCATTATTCCACATTACGAAAAATATAATATTATGTAGGCTATTGCTACGTTTAAATTAACAAATACTAAGTTCCATTGTTTTGCTACAAACACTTGTGGTATAGATATTATACCAGCTATTATGTATGTAATCATACCTCTTTCATCAGGCAGTAGATGTGGGCTTGTCATCATGAAAGCAGTGCCCATATATCCCAACCTGTTAGCTAGTCTTTCTGTCGGGCTTAATTTTCTCTGTTTCACTAGGTTTTTCAACCACATCCTTTTTAAGTGCGTTGATTGCTTCTTCATAATCAGGCATTTTTTTAATTGTTTCTAATGTACCTATTGCTAGATCTTTTACTTGGGTTATTTCATTTAATAAATGTTGAACAACTCTTGTTAAAGCTTCAACTTTATTTTTCATTTCTAATAATTTACTTTCCTTCATATTTATAAAACATTACTAAAACTATTCTTCTATTTGTATATTCGTTAGGATATTTGCTGTGAAAATACTCACAGGGATATGACAATAGTCTATTAGACTTATAACCTATTATTGAATTTAATTTCCATTTTAATTTATTGTTTGAATCTTCCTTTAATAATCTATTAAACTCATTGTCATCAGACTTAATATAAGTATGGCCGTAATCTACATGTTCCCATAAAGCAGTTCCATTTATATCTTCTTCATCAGCATCTACAAAAAACACTATAGCTCTATCAGGTTGTTGACCATTTATTATAGTATCATTATGTATACGCCAATCATTATCTTGACCCTTCTTTGCTTCACGTAAAAAAGATAATATATTTTTTATTTTTTTTCCTTCAAATTTTTCTAATTGACTAACTATATATTTATTAAACTCATCTGGTAATTCTTTAACCCAAAAAGATTTATCTGGATACTTAACTTCCTTAAACTTATCTGCGTATTCAATTAAAGAATTAAATAAGTTTTTAGGTAAAAAATTATCTTTGACGTATATCATTTTTCTTGTTATTGGGTTTTGAAATAGGTTTAACTCTAGGCGTATTTATAGGCATGTTAGGTTTAATAGAGGGCGGTGATGGATTAATTGGTTTAATATTAGGTTTAATATTAGGTTTTGATCTATTATATCCTTGATTAAAAGGTATTGTGTAATAGTTGTAATTCCAGTTTGGCCAATTACCTCTGTATTGATACCTAAATGATTCACGATTTATTATTTCTTCTATTCTTCTATCAAGTACTCTAAATTTAAAATCTCTAACTGGTACAGCTAAAGTATCTCCTTTTTCTGTTATTGTTAATATACTTTTAATTCTATAATCAGTAGAAACATTATAAGTACTACCACAAGACGTAAGTATAAACGTTAACGCAATAATTATTATTTTTTTCATATATTTTATTTTAGTTCTTCTTTATCTTTTACAAGGTCTCTCATGCCGCTCCAATTAAGATCATTGTATATATCTTCTTCTGTTATGTTTATTTTACCAGATGTCTTCAAAGTCTTCACCTTCATTAGCTTTGCTATAGTCTGTCGGACGTATGGCGAAAAAATCAGTATGAGTGTGGCCCCCGGTAAGATGATAAAACCAATCGAGATTATCTGCTCTGTTAGAGTCATACTTAAAAAGTTTTCTTTTATCTGTGTAACCAAGTTCAATAAGTTTTTCATTAGTTCTTTTTCTTATAAATTGTTTTAAGTCGTCTGCTTTTAGATTTTCAAGATCTCCCATTTCAAACATTTTATCTATATACTTTTCTTCTAAACTAACCATTGTTTTAGCTGCTAAATATACATCGTCCTCACACTCTTTTAATAACGTAGGATCTTCTTCACACATATGATTAAATAATCTACAACCCATTTTACTATGTAATGATTCATCTCTTACAGACCATTTCATTTGCTGACCTACTCCTTTAAGGAGGTTGCGCAATTGAAAAGAATACAATACTGCAAAAGCAGAATAAAGAGATACTCCTTCTGCGAAGGCAGAAAAAATAGCCAATGACTTTCCGATACCGACTGATTCATTGCCATCATACGCAACAAGATTGTCAAACCGATCAGCAGTAGCTGGCTCGTGCAGGAAAGCTTCAAAATTTTCAAGTCCAAGTGTTTCATTTAAATAACTATATGCTACTGCGTGAATAGTTTCTTGTGAACCAAACATCATAGCCATTTGTTGTATTTCGTGTTTAGGAAACCAACCAACAACTTTTTGTGTCCAGTAGTCAGACACAGCACATTCGGTTTGAGCAAACCCTAGTAAGATATTTCCTACTAGGTTTTTCTCTGATTCATTTAATTTCTCGTTCCAGTCTTTAACATCACCTGACATAGGTATTTCTGTGTGTAACCAAAACGCCTGAGCTTGCTTCAACCAACCCTCCGTGTAGTACTCAGGATACTCAAAAGGTTTATACGGTATTCTTTCGTCAAATAATCCCATTATTTATATATTTCTAAGGCTATATCTATAAATGGTAGATATAACACGTGTGTGTCTTGTTTGTCTTCATTGTAAGATCTTATTCCTAGTAATATACCGGGATAAAAACCAAAAGATAAACTCCAGTTTTTTATTTCATTTTCCATATACTTTTATTCCATATTTGTTTTGTACTTCTACAAGCTCTTTGTATAGTACTTTTTTTCTTATATTCCAACTCCACTTCCACCAAGTATCTATTTGTCTTTCGGCATATTTTTGTCTAGCAATTACTTTCGCGAGTTTAGGATTAGCCTTATTGTTTCGTCGCATTCTTTTTGATTTTGTGGTTTATATAAAGTTAATGGAGCTATTTTATTTTCTGTCAATAGCTTTTTAAACATTTTCCATCTAAGTGGAAATGATTCATTTGCTCGGCCTTTAGTTTCTATTATAAAACCTTTACCAACAAAATCAGGTGTATATTTTATATTAAGTATTTTTTTATTACCTCTATTTTTATAATCACCTTTACCATTTCCACAACGCTCAAATGATTCAAATGGAAAATCAAAAGCTTCCTGAAGCTCAAATGTTTCTCCTTCATACAAAGCTTTGATCTTAGCTTTTTTCAAAGCCATATACATATAACGCTCTAAACCTGATGCAAAAGTTATATTGTCATATGTAATTTTTTTTGATTGTACAGGTCCTCGTTTTTTCTTTTTATAAAACTTCTTCATCATTGACCTCTATATAATGTAAACCATCATTTCCATTTTGACCTACTATATTCATACGGTTTAACATAGCTTCTTCTATTTCGTCTCTTAAGCAGTGTCTAGCTGATTCAATGTATAATATAGCATCCATCAATTCTTCTTGTACGTCTATCATAAACCTATTAAGATCTTTCTTTTGACCTTCAATCTCTTGCATCATTGTAGCGCCATATTTCTTTTGACCTATTAAGCTACG